GGTGTCCAAACCACTTTTATAAGTACTGACACTTATAAATTGAAAGTTGAAAAAACGATAAAAGGAGTTCTCGGACGGGTTGGGGGGGGTAGTTTTAGACCCTTTTATGGGAAGCGGCACGACCGCCGTGGCGTGTGTTAGAACCGGGCGTAACTATATCGGCTTTGAACTCAACCCCGAATATTACGAGGTGTGCAAAAAGAGAATACTTAACGAGGACTATAACTTGTTTAGATAAACAGTAACTAAAGCCAAAACAATAGCACTTTGTAAACAAAATTATGGTTTTATTTGCTATATTTGTATAATAAATCAATCAACTAACTATATGGAAGTAAAGATTAAAAAACTTAACGAGAAAGCGGTCATTCCGCAATATGCGCACCCTACCGATGCGGGGCTTGACCTTGTGGCGGTGAGCAAGAGCAAAGACAAGGACGGCAACTTTGTGTACGGCACAGGGCTTGCCTTCGAGATACCAGAGGGGTTCGTTGGGCTTGTGTTCCCACGCTCGTCGGTGTCGGCAAGGTGCATGACCATGGCGAACTGCGTGGGCGTGATAGACAGCGGCTACCGTGGCGAGGTGACAGCAAAGTTCAGGCCACACCTTTTCGCCAAGCCATACGACAGGGGCGACAGGGTGGCCCAAATGATTATCATACCTTACCCATATGTTGACTTCGTGGAGGTTGACGAACTCTCCGAGAGCGACGGGGGAGAGGGCGGATATGGAAGCACGGGCAAATAACGGACACACGATGATATGGCAAGGGAAAACTACATAGGAATTGACCCCGGCAAGAAAGGGTTTGCGTGCATCTACAACGGTTACGGCTATGAGCATTATCCGCTTTTCACCACGCAGAAAAGCAACCAAATCAACACCGAGATAGTGGAGCGGCTGCGTGAACTCGTGAAACAGGACACTATTTGCGTGATAGAGTCGGTGCACGCCATGCCGGGACAGGGCGTAAGCAGCTGCTTTACATTTGGCATGGGTTTCGGCATGGTGATAGGCGTTGTGCAGGCGATAGGCATACCCTACGAACTCGTTGCACCAACGAAATGGCAGAAGGAGATTATAACGGCCGCAGACAAGAGCGAGTCCACAAAAAAGACATCGCTCAACGCCGCCGTAAGGCTTCACCCCAATATGGATTTACGCAAGAGCCGCCAGGCGCGCAACTTCGACGACAACAAGGTGGATGCCACACTGATTTGCGACTACGCGAGAAGGAAGAACCTTTAATACTTGAAAAGTTGGAAATGAGAGAGAAAACGGAATTGGTTACTTTGTCGGGGATGAGAGTCAAGACCGACATAACCGTTTACAGCGGCGGGTGCATACGCTTCGGCTCGCACATCGCCCAGTCGCTCGGAATGTGCGAGGGCGACGGCGTGGAACTCGTGCGCTACGGTGTGGAACTGATGCTGTGCGTGGTGCATAAACCCGACACGCAGAAGTACGGCAACCTGCTCGTGCGCTCGTCAAGCGGCGGACGCACGATGCAGCTGCACAACAAGGCGATGGCCTCGGTCATACTCGGAGAGGACAAATTCGGCAAGTACAGGTGCGGAGAACTGATGGAAATAGGCGGCAGGACTTACGCGCCAATAATAACACGGAGAAACTATGGCATTGAAGCAAATACAACTTAACGGCGGAGTGACACGCAAGCCAGATGGCGCGCTGAGCGGAAACGGAACACTCTCGGCGTGTGTGAACATGTGCAGCGACGGCGCGGGGCTCCAAATGCTGGAGAAGCCCACTGAACTTTTCACACTCGGCACAGGCGAGAGGTGCGTGTACATACACCAGACCGCCACTTTCAAACACTTCATCATCTACAACACAACCACGAAAAAAGTGCTGTGGATTGATGCCGACGGCAGCGGATATGCGAGGAATGAACTTATCGGCTGCTCGTGCGAGGAACTCGGCAATATAGGCTCGATTGGCAACACCCTCGTGCTGCACGACACGCACAAGGACAGGATGGAGTACGCCATGTGGAAGGACAGCAATTATGTGTTCCTCGGTGCGATGCCCGAAATGGTGCAGATGCAGTTCGGGCTCACCTCGGAACTCTGCCACTACCCGGAGAACACCACAACCGCCTACAAGTCAAACGACATAGCCGACGACAAGTATAACCACATGATACCTGTGGCTAACGAGAGCACGGTGATACCCTCGCTTGCGGAACTCCAGCAGCAGGGTGTGGCGCAAGGCTGGCTGGGCTATGATTTCAGTATCGAGGGCGAGGACTACCAGTTTCGGGATATAGACATCGGCAAGGCGTTCAGCGACGGAGTGAGCAACGCCCTGCTCGGCACTGTGAACAAGTTGATAGCGAGACTCACGGAGAAGAACAGGTTTGTGTTTCCGTTTTTTGTACGCTACGCCTACGAACTCTATGACGGCTCACAGGTGATGCACTCTTACCCCGTGCTGATGATACCCAACTCAAAAGGCCCGGTGTTCGCCATCGACAGAAACTATTTCAAAGTCAATTCTGAGGACAGGAGCGAGAACCGAATAGTTTACGACCTGTATATTTCGGGCAATGCCTACTGCTACGGCTCGACACTTGAGGTGATGTTTGGAGCGATACCAAGCGACATCGCCAAGTGGGAGGGCATTATCAAGGGCGTGGGCGTGTATGTGACATCCCCAGTATATACCTACGACCAGTCGGGCAAGATATACGGCTGGCATAATATGGAAACCGCCACAATAGGCGGAAAGCCAATCAATAACGGAGAGCGGTGGAACGACTACTACACCGTAGGGCGTATCACGAAAGAGGGAAGGCAGTACGGCAAGAATATGATGCTCGACTCATTCAAGGCGGAGTACTACGAGTTCAATCCCCACAACCTGCCCGACAAGGTTAAGGACAAGTACCCAGTGTTCCTGCTCGACATACCGCAGAAGGACATCGAGGAGATACGCGACAATCTGCACGCCGCAGGGCAATTCTACAAAATCGCAGACTTCACCATCGACGAACTCGCGAAGATTAGAGACGGCAAGCACAGCGACTACAACACTACCGCCGCCATGCCGCTGAAAATGCAAGACAAGCGGCTTGTGAACATCGCCACACGCGAGCAGATGAAGGATGACTACCGCACGCATGACCCGATCGCTCCACACTCGCAAATATACACCTACAACAACCGTGTGAACCTCGGTGGCGTGCAGAGGCGGCTACACAACCCGATAAGCATGGCCGAGCAGCTTCCGATACGCAACAACGGAGCCGCAGGTTACCCGTGCCGTGTGGCCGTTGAGGTGAGCGAGAACGGCAGAACCTACACAGTGGCTAACGAGGGGATAACCTACAGGACAAATGACAAGTTTATCGACTATATATTCTACCCCAACCGCAACGCCAAGAAGGCGACAGTGCAGTTTCGCGGCGAGATATTCGAGCTGAAACTGGAGGAGCACCCGACACTTGAGGGCGCATACTGGTGCACTCCGCTTTGGGGAGCGACCGACGGGACCGATTATATAGTTAATAAGTTCCCGACCGTGAGCGAAACCCCGGTTGTGCAGGAGTTCGGCAAGGTGTACACCTCGAACGACAGCAACCCTTTCCGCTTCGGCGCGGAGAACATCAACCAAGCGGGCGACGGTGAGATATTGGCACTTTGCGCCAACACACAGGCGGTGAACTCATACAACTTCGGGTACGCCACGATGTACGCCTTCACAGATTGCGGCATCTGGGGGCTTAAGGTGAGCGACACGGGCGGATTCCAGTCGCTTCAAGCAACCAGCCGCGATGTGCTGACACGGGGCACCGCTCCACTGCAACTCGGACAGAGCATCGTTTTCCTCGCCGAGCGTGGAGTGCTGAGGCTCGACATCAACTCGGCAACGCCAAAGGTGATGAACGCGCAGATTGACGGCTTCGGTGTGGCGATGCCAGATGGCGAGAAAATAAGCGCGCTAACGGCCGCGACACTCGGAGCGGACAGCGGTGCCGTGAGCGAGGCTTGCGCGAAACTGGCAGGCACGCAGAGGTTCTGGACAGGAAAAGACGCGGTGATGGTGTATGACTACACGCACGGCAGGATATACTTCACGCCCAACGGCGGCACGGACAGGCTCGGCAGCTGGGTTTACAACCTAAAGAGCGAATCGTGGAGCCATACCACAACCACGGTGAGGCGCGCCCTGAACTCGTACCCTGAATGTGTGTTCGTGAACACGAATGGCAAGGTGGTGCAGATACCCTCCAACGCCACACACTACGGCGGCGGACTTGTGATAACACGCCCCATCAAGACAGGCGGCGAGTGGCTGGCGAAGGTTGACGCGGTGGTGTGGCGCGGCAATTTCCGTGCCGACACGGCAATGGTGAAAACCGCCCTGTTCGGCAGCCGAGACTGGCGCGCATATCCGCTGATAGCCACCTCGGCCATGGCGAGGCTCACACGCCGCCACGGAACAGGCTACCGCTCGCATATCGTGGCCGCCATGGTCAGCGCAGACACGGCGGAGAGCGACAGGCTCGCCATAGACTACCTGACAATAGAGGCGGAAGGCAAGCAGGCGGACAAGCCAAGATAACACATCCATATTTTCTTGATGATAATAGATGTTTTTTGCATTAGTTTAATTGCTTTTTACATGTTGAGGTTGAGGGCCGCACCGTCCGTGATGGATAGTGCGGCCCTTTTTTTGTTGTATCTAATTACAAAATTACAAAATCTGAAAGCCATTCACAACCTATTCCTCGCTTGGTCGCCTGACCACGAGTATATCGTAGCCCATGGCATCGCACAGCCTTGCGGCGGTAATAAGGTTCGGGTGTCGTTTGAATACCTCGACGGCCCAAACAGAAAAGTTTGTTAGACCGCTTTTTTTAGCCAGTTGCAAACGGGTGAAAAAAGTCTCCTCACGCAGTTGCCGTAATAATTTTCCGTTTTGCCGTATATCGCCAGTGAATTTGCCTGCTACGTCCATACTCCGTTTACCTTTTTACGCGTGTATTTGGGTTTGTAAGGGTCGGGTTCGCTCCATATCCAGCGGCCGTCGGGGTTGATGATAACGAACGGCTCATCCTCTGTGCATCCCCAAGTGCGCATCTCCCGCGGAGTGGTGCAGCGCAGCAGCAGCACTCGCTCGTAGGTGGTGTTCACCAGCGAGAACGCATCGTAACCGCGCCGTGTTGCCCAGTCGAGAACCTTCTTATTCACCCTTTGCACGACTTTCATACCTGTTATTTTTATGCAAATCTACAAACTTTCAGGCAATTAACCAAAAAACACCCTCACATTAGGGTAATGTGGGGGTGTGTGGATTGCTGGGTAAGCTTCGTTTCGTTACATTAAAACACTTGGCATACCATTGAGTATAATTGCTCTCTGCATAGTGTTAGCGCAAATCCAATCGTAGTCACCTACATCGCTTACAAATTCAGGGTAACCGCTTTGCCAATCATCAAGCACAAAAACGAGTCCATTAATATCAACGATTGCCACGGTTGTTATTTGTCTGGAGTCGCTGTAAGTGTTTCTGAATGTCATGAAATATCCACTTTCAATTTCTTCGGCGTTGATTATTTCGTTTGAGACGATTTCATGGTCTGTTTTTACAGACGTATCGGCTTCGCAAATCACCGTATCGTAGGCGTTGATTACCTTGAATGACTGCTGTAAAAGTTCTTGTTTCTCCATAATAAGATGTTTTTTTTGTTTTTGCTGTTATTATTAGTTTTAATCTGTTTCTTTGTGTGCGCCACCAAAGGTACACAAAACATTTGACGGCGCAAAGGGTTTAGCCGTTTTTTATTTTCTTGATTGTGCTTTCACTGTTCAGCACGCCGAGCATGTAATACACGAGCGTGTCAAGCGGCAGGCACGGAGTGCATGGGTTTCCGTTGCTCTTTGAGTAGATGGCGAACCTTTTAGGCACCTCTGTTTCCCTTAACTCGGCATCGCCGCCGATACTGCCGAGAAATATTTTTATCGTGTCGATGTTCTTCGCTCTTTTTGTCCTTGCTTTCATAATCCATTAATCGTTAGTTAGGTAAACACTTAATTCTTTCTTTGTCATTTCGTTTGCGATATGCTCGGCCAAGTATTCGCACAGGCACTCGCAGAATGGCCTATCGCTATCCATGTAGTCGCGTGTGAAGTCGAGCATATTCAGGTGGAAATTATCGCAGTATATCTGCCACAGGCGAGAATAACCGAACATATCCTCCACCTCTTCCGGACTGTAATATTCCTTTTCTTTCATAACTTTTTCGATTGATTTATATATCTGTTTTTTTTTGTTGTTGTTAACACGCTGTGATGGCGTACTCTATTCCGAGGTAAACGAAACTCCGCCTGCCGTCCTGTGTGTTGGTGGCCGTGTCGTCCGATGCCATCACCGAGAGCCAGCCCACGCACTGGGCGCACTCCATATAGTGCAGCGAGTTCCACAACTCCAATAACCGGGCTTGCGCCTGCCCCAGTTCCACGCCGCCAGCCACTCCACCGTGGAGAGGAAGGCGCGAACCTTGATTAACTGTTACTTTGTACTTTGCCATGATTTGTTATTTTTAATTGGTTCGTTTATTGTTTTTAAAATCCCAAGCCGCCACGCCGAAGCACGGCGGCAGGGTGGTTATTTCTTGTTAGAATCTCTCGAAAACGGTGCCGTGGCTGCCGAAATAGTAGTCACCAGTGAACAACGAGCGCGCATAAGCCGCATAATCGAAATATAGCGAAATGTCGCCAATATTCGGCAGATTGAAAACCTCGTCGGCCTTTTCATAGGCGAACTCCCTCGGGGTATCATACACGCCCACATAGGCATCGGGCATCCTGTTTAAGTCCTCTGGGCTCCAACGCTCCAAGAAGTCATTAACGGCGAATACGTTGTACTCATTGCACATTTCGCAATACTCCATTATTTTGTTAAACCCATTTTCTCCCATACTTTCCTGATAGAGCGAATCAGGTATATTTGTGTGGTCCTGGTACATTAATTCGGGGTCCGCCTCGTCTGCGTGAATGGCGCGACAAAAGGCCTCGAAGTCCTTGTAACTGTCGAATGTGGAGAGGTTCACCCACATGCCGCGCACGTTGAATTTGTTATACTTGCCGTAGGTGCCGCAGTAGAGGGCGGGCGATTCGCTGGGGTATTTCCATTCGTGCGCCTTGATTGCTTCCTTCAGGCTGTCGGGAGTGTAGCCCAGTTTGTTAAGCCTGTTAATCACTTCGTTTGTCAATTCCAAATCGCCAAAAACAAATTTAATTGCTTCCATAATTCTTTTTTTTAGTTATTGATTAGTTAATATATCCTGGTGCCGGTGTGGATGCTCGCCACCCACTTTGTGCGGTCTTTGGCCGCTCTTACCGGCTACGGCTTGGCTTCGCTTACTTGTTCAACTCCGCTAAAATTCGCTTCGTGTCATACTTGCAGTTTGGCGTTAACTGGCGTTGCCATGCGCCATTTTTGGGCGACCATTTAAACGCCTTGCGCTTCATCAGTGCGCGAACCTCGGCAGACGGCATTTCTTCAAAATAGAACCTCATTCGCTCGTCGGCGTTGCACACGACCACACGGCCGCCATTAAATGTTATTTCCTTGTCCTCTGCCTCGGCCATCGCCTTGTGTCGCTCTATAGCCGCCTGTGTCGCCTTGATTTTAGCGAGGTTGTTAGACAGCGAGGCGGCGGAATAACCTTTCCACGGATATACTTCGCCCATCACTTCGGCTATCTCCCTTTTGCCGAGGCCGATTGCCGCCAGTTCCTCGCGCTGCTCGTCGGCAGTGCTTTTGCTCTTGATTATCCTGTTAGCGGCCTTCATTTGCTCGTGCCACTCCGTGAGCGTGTCCAGTTTGTTTTGCAGTCGCTCGACCTCCTGCCAGCCTGTTAGCCTCTCTTGGCGGTTGATGCGCTTCACGACCTTTTCGCACCAGTCTTGCAGCCTTTGCTTCGCCGCCCTCTCGTAGTCGTTCATTTTGGCGTGGCGGCGTGTGTTGAATCTCGCCGGGCCAACGACAAGCACCGAGTAACAACGGCTGAGAGCGGCCAGCCACTCGCGCCACTTGTGCAGGTATTTCGCTTCGTAGTCGTCGCGTAACTCTTCGGGGATCTGCGCCAGAAACTCGGCTAACTCATTGCTGCACTCGATGCAAATGTTATTACCCATTCTTTCGGGGTCCATACTAACCAAACGGCAGGCGTTAACCGCCATTTCCCTAAATTCTGATACTGATTTTCTAATTTCGTTCATAATCTTTTTAATTTTAGTTATTAGTAATTTGTTGTCAAGACCCACCGCGATAAATTCGCGGTGACGCTCACGGCCTAACCTGCTTTTTATACTCGCCGTGACGAGTTAATTATTAGTCGGCTTGCTGCTGCTCGCTCTCCGCTTTCCGCTGCTCGCCAATGGCGATTAACTCGGCTTCGGTCAGGGTCTCGAGTTTAACCCCTAAGAGTTGTAAAATTGCATCTTTGCGCTTGTTGGAGCCAAGCCAGCCGGGGCCGCACTTTAATTTCGGGTTGTAGCACAGTTTGGTGGCTTTCAGCATCTTGCGGATGGGGTAGGTATCACCAAACACGCAAAATGATTTTTCGCTGTAGGTTGCCACTCTCACGTTTGCGCCCTCTGCACTCTTTTTGCTTGTAATCATCATAATTTTTTGCTTTTAGTTGTTGTTATTGTCGTTTGTTACTTGTTGTAGTCTGCTACTTGGCGGCGACCCTTGGCGGTCAGTTTTACATAATACCCATTTTTTCCACCCCTTGGAGCATCGTTGCCGGTTGTGTAGTCTATTCCGAGGATATACAAACCCCATTCGAGGTTAGCGCTGCCATCGTGCAGCGATTCGCCTTTTCCTCGCCAATATATCGGCCTCATGATACGGTCGGGGTTGTTTAACAACTCGATCACGTCCTCATATTTCTTTGCCAGTTTGCCGCCCTTGGTGTAAAGGTGCTTTTCGATTCTCGCCTGTAAAGTCTCTTTTTTCATGTTGTTTGTCTTTTTAATTATTAGTTTGTTTCAATTCGTGCCAGCGGTCAGGCTCGCCCAGACTGGTGCGCGGTCGTTCCGCTCTTCGCTGGCTGTGGTTCGGCTATTTGTCAGATTTTGACAAATTATTTAACTGCGCCTTAACCTTTTTAGGCAAGTAGGTTTTTTTGCCTCCAGCCCACACATACAAGCCGCCGCGCTTGCCCTTGTACACCTCGAAAGTGCCTTTTGAGGTTTGCAGCTTGTAGCCCGTTATGCTGTCGTGTGGCTCGCTCTTTGCGCCCTTTCGCTCCACCAGCGTAATAACTTTGCCGTTAACTTTGTACTCGCTTTTCGCATCGGCTGGGATGCATCCCCAGATAGTGGCCATTAATGCTACTAAGATGATAATTTTTTTAAATGCCTTGTCGCTCATAATCTTTAATTTTTTAGTTAGTTATTAGTTTGTTTCGTTTTGTTGGTGCAAATGTAATACCGCAATATTACATAACCAAATAAATAATCAAAAAAAGTAATATATTTAACAGAATTTAATAATATCAATAATATAACATTATAATATTAATATCTATTCACAAATAAATAGCGAAGTGTTAATTTTGTAACCTTAAATAAAATGTGCTATCTTTGCATCCGTGTTAATATTGTAATATCATGGTATATATTAAAGATGTGCTAAAAAAATACGGCATCACGCAAATAGAGCTTGCCGAAAAAATGGGGATTAATAGGGTATCACTCAACGTGACACTAAACAACCCGAATATTAAATTGTCAACTTTAGGCAAATTAGCCGATGCCATCGGGTGCGATGTAGCCGAGTTTTTTACACCAGCCGACAAAGCAGACCACAACGTGATTACATGCCCACACTGCGGAGCGAAACTCGAAATTAATTTGTCAATTTCTGACAAAAAACACGAGTAAATAAGGGACGGCAAACAAAATAACACAAAATCTATTAGCAACCGATTAATTAATAGATTTTGTCTATTGTATCATAAATATTTTCTATCGATGGCGAGGGTAAAATACTCGCACGCATTGTCGCGCCCGAAAATGCCGTTATTTGCGTGTAGGGCGGCTTCTGTGGCGTTTTGTCGCTCTCGGTGGTGTAGTTGGTCATTTTGGCAAAAATAACGCCTTAAAACGCAAATATGGAGGTCGTTTTGTTTTTTCGCGCCGCCGCCCCCCCTAATCGCTGGAGAGTTGCACCAGCCGCGGGGGCTTCGGCTTTTAGTGGCGTAGGGGTGTTTTTGCGTGGTATTATGCCAATTTGAGCGCAATTTCTTTAACATTTGGTGGTGTTAGCCGTTTAACACTCGTGTAACTAATTGATTGTAAACATATTAACACACACCGAATTTAACATTTAACATAATAATAGTTATCGTTTTTTATTTTTTCGCCTGTGTGTGTTAAAAATGGGTGGGGTGGAGTGATGCTCTACTGCTCGCCTGTGTGTGTCTCTCCGTGGTGTTGGTGGGTGCGTGGCTGGTGTGCGCTGGTCAACCACCACGGGAGCCATGGCAAGGGACAGGGAAAGGCAATGCGCTCGATGGGACCCCCACATGCGTATGTGTGCGACCTTCTTATGAAACTCTTGCACTCCACAAGATTTCTGGAACCCCTTTGTTCTATTTGTCGAAGTGTGACAAATAGTCACGCCAAGGATTTGTATATATTCGGGTAGTACCTTTTTGTGGTGGTACAGTTCTGATATATAAAATTTCGTTTTGTTTTTTTTGTTAAACACTTGTTAAGAATGTTGTTAATTTTTGTCTAAATCAACGATTGGGAAATTTCCCATTCCGAATGGTTTTTTTTCACCGCGATTGGGTTTAAACCCAAAATCAAAGAAAAGGTATATTGTTGTTGTAGTAGTAAAAATATAAAATATTTATTTATTATTTATTATTTATTTTATTATATATATTATCACTTAGTATATAAGAAAGAAAAGAAGTATAGAAGAAAAGAAAGAAATTATTTGTGAAAATTTGTGAAAAAAATAGGGGTGTTGATATGTCGTGTGTGTGCATGTGTTGAAAAGCACGCCCCAAAGATTTGATATATACTCCAGGTACCCTTTCGTGTGGGTGGTGTGCGCGATTATATATATAAAAAATAAAAAAAATCCTCAATTTCAATCTTGACCTTAACCCCAGCCAGTTCCATTTACCTGTCGTGCTTGACTTGAATTGTTGGAAACGTGTTGCGTTTGTGCCTGTTTACATTTGTGCAGTTTAATATCAAATCATACGGATTATGGGATTTTTATTAGGAGCGTTGGGGTTGGGTCTTGGTGCCGCTGGTTCGGCCACCAATTTCATATCGCAGGCGAAGGAGGCCCGCAAGCGCAGGCGCGCGCTTGACGAGAGGGAGCGAGAGAACAATGCGTGGTACAACCGAAAGTACAACGAAGTGGGCACCGAGTCGGCAACGGCGCAGAGGGCTTTGACCGCCATGCGCGATGCCCAGCAGTCGAGAATGAACCGCGCATCGGGTGCGGCGGCCGTTTCGGGCGCATCGTCGGAGAGTGTTGCGGCGGAGAAGGCGGCGGCTAACAAGACGATAGGCGACACGGCATCTGCAATCACGGCGCAGGACGATGCGAGGAAGGAGCGCGTGGAGAACGAGCACAGGAGGGAGAAGCGCGCCATCGAGAACGCCCGTGACAACATATCCTTGCAGACACAGCAGAACACGGCGGCTGCCACCTCACAGGCGTTGAACACCGCTGGCAACATCATCGCCCTCGGGGGTGAGATGGGCGGTTCGGGCGGCAAGCAGCCCAAACAGCAGCAATCTCCCACCGCGACAACCAGCACGAAGGCTGGTTCTACAAGTCTTTTTGACCCCGATTACGACATGAAGCGCAGGGGTGTCGAGTTCAACGGCTTTTGGAACAGGGATTACTATGACATAACTATAAAGAATAGATACAATGGCAAATAGGAAACCAAACGAAGAAATAGAGCCTGTTGTCGCAGGGCAGGTGACCGACCATATTGCTGACGCCAACAAAAAGGTTACGGCAGACGCTGGTGTGGCTCCATCCACACAGGCCGCAGAGCCAAAAGCCGTGCAAGCCACGCAAGATGCCGAACAAGGCGCACAGGCGGCCGCCACAGCCACGGAAACGCCAAAGGTGAGCGATACCACCATACAGGCGGAAAACGATGCTCAAAGCGCGCTCGGTGCGGCGGAAAAGACCATTAACGACTCACAGGGCGTAAAGGTGCTTCAAGGTTCGGTGTCCGAAGTCAATGTGGCTGACGAGGTTCAGGCGAAAAAGAACGAGGCGAACGCAATGGGTGCAGAGGCCGATGCACGGTTGGACGCGGAAACATTTCGTAATGGCGATGCTTACAGAGGCGTGCAAACTATTAGTGCAAGGGATAAAGGTTTCACAAAAGAATATGCTTCAAGAGTTATACAAGACTTGGAAGCGGTGCGTGCACAAAGAGGGTTGACACCAAACCAGAGACAGTTGTATCAGTACGCGCTTGACTATTTGGACGGCAAGTTTGACAATGGCACCGTGCAGCCATCGCCACAAGAGGAACAGGGTGGCGATACTGGTGCTTTGGAATCGGGAGCCGCCCCCAGCGTGACGGAAGCCGAAGAACCGAAGCAGACCGCCCAACCGCAGGAAACTGCAACCGAAACGGAAAAGAAAAAGAAAACTGAAACGGAAGCCACCGCCAATGTGGAGCAGCCGAAAGCGGATGACAAGGGGAAACCAAAGGAAAGCGCAGAGCGCAAAGGCCGTCCGGTGGACACGGGCGTTGTTGACGCGAAGGGCAGGACTGCCGAGCAGGTGATAGACGAGGAGGGCTACGAGCGCGACAAGAGCGGCAACAAGGTAAGGCCAAAGCCCGTGTCCTTCACGCCAGCCGACAACTCGACATCGCAATACGACAAGGACTTGGCCGACTTGGAGAGGGAATACACGAAGAAAGTCGAGGAGGCCACAAGGAAGAAGGATGAGGCATTGGAGAGGATAATGGACGACACAAGCACTATTTCCGACAGGGCGGATGCCATAGAGCGAATGGCGGCCGCGGACGAGGTCATCAAGCGTTACTCAAGCCCCGGCTACGCAAAGCGCATGCACGCCACAAAGATACTCGCCATGCTCTCCGACGCCCTTTCGGCAATCGGCAACGTGCTTACCGCCACAAACGGCGGCGTGGCAATGAAGGTTGACAGCGCGTCAGAGAAGGTGCGAAAGGAAGAGAAGGCGAACGAGGCGGCCTTGCAGAAGCGCATAGACTACTGGACTAAACGCATGGAGAGCGCGAGAAGCAGCGACGCGAAGGCATCTAACTTCCTCCGCTCGCGCAACATGACATCCGCCCTCGAGGCGTACAAGGCATCCACAAGGCTCGCGAAAGACACATTCACGTCTGGTGTGGGCGCGCTAAACAACAGGTACCGCAGAAGCGGCGATGCGCTCAAGGCGGCCAAGGCGACCGTGGACGCGCACAACAAGCGCGCGTATGACTACGAGAAGCAGAGGCGCGAGCAGACCTTCAAGCACAATGAAAATGTGTACAAGGAAAAGCAGCAGAACATGCGCACCGACAAGAACAACGCGACAAAGATAAAGACGCAAAAAATGCGCAACAAAAATAAAAAAGATGGTTTCAGTCTTTTTAGTTAGTAATTTCATTATTCAGTAAAGATATGGCACACGATACAGACAGCGTATTCGCGGCAAACCACCAAAATGGCGATGGAGAGTTGCACAGGTTCATAATGTCTATTTTGAAAGAGGGCGAAACGGACGAGCAGGAAGCCGCTCAACAGCAGCAGAACCCCGAAGTGAAGAAAGCGAAGGATGAGCCAGCCGCCCAGTCGCCAGCGGTTCAGACAGCAACCGAGCCTCAGAGTGTTCAGCAACCGGCTGAACAACCACAAGAGCAACCGAAACAACAGGTGGAGCAACCCAAGGGCGAGGTGGAGCAACTTGTTCAACCTGTTCAGAGTGTTCAAGCAGACGAATTGGACGACGACACCAGAGACCTGCTGGCGATAAAGAACCACAGCATTGACGATGCGAGGAAGTATGTGGAGCAACTCGGAAAGGACACTCAGGAAATTATGGCGAGTGGTATGAGCGAGGGCGCGAAACGCGAGGCGAAGGAGCGCTACGAAAACGCCGCCAAGACCCTGAACGAAAGGATAGAAGCCTATAACGCCGAGCAAAAGGCGGAGAACGAGAGGCTCCGTGCGGAGGCCGAGCGCAAACAGGCGCAGGAAAAGAAAGAGCATGAAGAGAAATATGCCGACATCAACTACATCTCCGACTGGATGGACAGCCACAAGGTGAACGAAGAGAATAACACCATGCTCGCCTCGGAAGGCTTCAAGGAGGGCGCGGCAGCCGCGAGCGGAAAGGACATATTCGGCATAGCAAAGACCGCCAAGGAGTACATATCGGAGAACACCGGCAAACTTGCTACCGCCGCCATCAACGACTATGTGAACGGCATGCTTGCCGCCAACAGGATTAAAGAGAAGTATGGCGGCATATATTCATATGGCATCGAACCAATCGACATTTTAGTGCTTGAAAACAAGTATATAACCGACAGCGTGAAGAAAGAGTTTATCAAAGTGCGCACACCGAAGGAGTATGGCGACAACAACTACCAGTCAATCCTCGGCAACGCTATTGACGACTTCGTAAGACTGTTCGAGAAAGAATACAAGCGCGAGCAGGGCAAGGTGGGGAAAAAGGCGATGGAGGACTACGAGAATATCGTCAAAAACCCATTTGCTGCAGCTGACGACAAGGATGCCGCACGGATGGTGTTCGCCTCCAAAGTGCTCACAGGCGTGGACTTGAAGCCGATGATTGACCGAGCCTTCAACAGCATCCCGAAGGACAGGCTGGCGGCGCTCACTCTCGCGCTCTCAAAGGATTTCGGATATGACGAGAACAAGGCGGCGGAGTATATCGCCAACGAGTTCCAGCGCGTGTGCCTCGCGCGTACTGGCGCGAAAGTGAACAGCGACACCGAGGCGGTCATTATCGGCGGCCTGATGAACACGCTCGTAGGCTCTATTGCGCAGGCTAGTATGCGCTCGACTGGCGGCGGCAACGGACTGACCCTGCTTGACGCATACAACATGAGCATTGACGAGCGCGCGAAAGAGTGGGCGAAGCAGGGCATGGCTGGCTACGGCAAAATCGCATTGAGGTCGGCTACGACGATGTTGGGCGACTCTCCAGCGTTCGGTGGAATAGGCAAACTTGTCGGCAGCGGAACGAAATGGTCGCTGGTGAGACTTCTCCCCCGCCTCTCAAAAGGCGTTACCCCAAAGGCTGGAGAGGCGGCCTTCAAACTGCTCTCTATGACCAATAGCGGCCGAGTGGTCATCGGTGTTGCGAACGGCGCGGGGCTTGGCGCGATATACAGTCCTGCGGCATACAGTTTGGGCTCGCTCGCCCGTGGTGTGACACCAGAGTTGGGCGAGGCGTTGAAAAGTTCGGCATCGGGCGCGGTTGATTTCAGTATGATGGGCTTCACGCCGTCAATCATGAACTACGGAGCCGACAAGGTGCTTAAACTTTTCAACGGCACAGGCAAGGCCGCGACCGCGATAAGGGTTGCGACCAACATCGCCTTCAAGGACATATTCGGACCCGGAGCGAACGCCGCGCTCGTGACAGCGAAGGATGTGCTGTTGAGCAGCGAGAAGATTAGCGAGGACTTGAAGTCGTACTACTTCGAGAAATTCGGTGAGTTCCTTGGTATGCACGTTCCCGGAAAACTCTCCAACATCAGGCATATAGCCGACGAGTACAAGGTGAGGACGCAGCTCAACGAGTCGGTGTTCACCAAGGAGGAGTTGCGCTCGCTCGGCTACAAGAGTGTGAAGCAGATGTTTGACGACATATACGCTCCTAACGGAAAGAACTCACCCGGCTACTTCATGAAGGACGGAAAGGCCATCGCGAGCAAACTCTACGGCATCACCGTGAACCCTAAAGTGCTTGAATCGGCGAAGATGAAACTGCTCACCGCCATCGGTGGCGGAGCTATAGCCACGCCGACCATCACAAGGAGCGAGATTGTGAGCGAGTATGGCGAAAAGGGCAAGGAGGTTTACACCGTAAGGACATACACCGCCGACGGGAAGGCTTTCAGCGAGAGGGACTTTGGGTCGCTTAAAGACGCAAAACTTGAGCAAACACGCCTCGGCACCGTAATCAAGCGCAACAATGTGGCCATAGCGGAGGGCGCGAGAGACGCACAGTGGATGGACACATGCTCGGAGCGCGCGACACGAGCCGTGCTTTCCGAACTCAACGGAACGGCCACCGAAAAGGAACTTACAGACATGCTCAAGACAGCGTTCGAGAAAGACAGGAACGGCGAGCAGTTGACCGATGGCGAGAAGAGGATGCTCAAGAGGTTTGACGAGGTGTACTTGCAAAACCTTCGCTCCGAAAATGCAGACAACTCCAGTTCGGTGAGGCGCGACTTCAACAAGAGTAGGGGTGTTGACATCGACAAGATACTCGCGAAGGACTACTACAAGTGGAGTGAAAGCGAGAGAGAGGCCGTTGACGAGTACATAAAGGCTCTCAACGGGGAGAACACCGCAAAGGATATGCCGTCAGAGCAGACCGAGCCGACAGCCCCAAGCGAGCCGCCAGCCGAGCCAGCCAACGAGTCACCTGTGGTAGAGGCGGAGAAAGTTGATGTAGAGCCACAAGAGGAAGCCGCTCCCGAAAAAGACACGGAGAAGCCAAATGCGGACACCCCAAGAAAAGAGGATGTGGGCATTGAGGACTACATCAAAATCAACAAGGCGGACGAGGAAACGGCAAACGACATCAGGGATGATGTGGATAACTACACCGACGAGGTGAACGCTCTCCGTGCGGAATCCGAGCAGGCGGTGAAATACTCCAACGGAGAGAGTTCGGAGAAGCCCGAACACTGGGACTACTGGAAGGAGAAGTTCGGATTGGAGGAACCCAAGGTTGAAACCGAGAAAGATGTGCGGCCTGTGGAAGAACCAAGGAGCGAGAGTGAGCCGATTGAGCCAGCGGACGAAAAACCCACCGAGCAACCGATGGAGCCAAAGGTGGAAGAAAATCCTGTGGAAGCCGAAGCCCCAAAAGAGGAAGCCAAGGCAGACACGAAAGCCGAGGTGGAGCAAGCGGCTGAAACCGAGCCTGTGGAAGAAGTCGAGCAGGAGCAACCAACGGTTGACCAACTCAACCAGTATTTCTCGCATGTGCACCTCGGCCACGAACTCACCGAGAAAGACTTGGGCGACAAGGCGAGAATGGAAATGTTCACCAAACAATTCCTTTCCGACAAGGAGCAGGCCATCAAATACTCGAACGGTGAGTTAAGCGAGAAGCCAGAGGGTTACGCGTACATGAAGCAGATGTTCGACCTGAAAGACCCGGTTAAGCAACCGAAAGGTGAAGAAACCGCATACAAAAAAGGCGAAGAACTTGTTGCGGAACACGATGGCAACCCTATGACCATTGTCGTTGATGCCGTTGGCAAGGATGGCAATGTAACCAAGTCGCATGTGAAGTCAAGCGGAGAGCCGTACCACTCGAACGGCAAGGTGGTGTTCACGCCAAAGGGAAAACCACAGGAACAAGCCGTAAAGGATTGGGTTGACGATACGGCATCAGAGGCGAGATTACAGAAGGCGGAGGATTATTCAGCCTTTGCCGAACAATATGGATTAGATGCCGAAGATGTGGCTATGTATGCCGAGGGCATGAAGAAAGGTTCAACTTCACAGGCAATGCGTGCACGGGCAATGATAGGCAGGAAGATTATTGCCGCACATGAGGGAGAGATACACTCGTTGATGGATGTGCGTAAGTTCAGAAGGCCAGTAGAGGAAGCATTGAAGGAGAAATTCGGTGATGTGGACAAACTCTTGGAGGAGTATCGCAATCAAGTTGAGGACGAACACAAAGCCATGGAAGCTGCGCACAAAAAAGCGCAAGAAGAGGAAGCAAAGCGAAAAGCGCACTTGGAAGAGTTGTCTTTGCTGTCTGATGACGAGATTGACCGCCGCTACATGGAGGCGTTGGATAACGGTAACGAAGTAGCAGCGCGAGATATGCTTGACGAAGCCGCACGCCGCAAAGGGTATGCCGACACCGATAGCGAATACCAGGGTGTGGGTGCATGGGTGGCTCCATCTAATCCCGGTTATGAGAGTGACGAGGCTCGTCGCGCCGATGTGGAGGATAACGCTCCCAACGTGAACTTAGAGGACATGGCTTTGGGGTATAGCCTACAGCCTGATGACTATTTTACACATCCCGAACGCTACTCACAGAACACGCCTCACGGATTGGAGTCTGCACGCTCCATACAGGCTGCGCTTGAAGCATTGAAGAGAGGCGAAAAGGGTGTGAAGGTGAAGGTATATCGTGCCGTGCCTATTTCGGTGAAGGAGAGCAAGCTGCGCAATGGCGACTGGGTGACTCCATCGAAGAAGTATGCTGAGATGCACGGCAACAGCCGTCTGGAAGGTAAGTATCGCATCATTGAGGATGAGGTGCCTGCCAATGAACTTTGGTGGGACGGAAATGATGCCAACGAGTGGGGTTACGATAACGGCAAGGAATATAAGTACAAGAACACGAAGAACAATCGCAAGTTGAATGACCTTGTGGTACGCGACGACAATGGGAATGTGATTGTTCCGTCGAAGCGTTTCAACCATCGTAAGGACGACGAGCGTTATCAGATAGGCATGGAAGGCGTGAAGCCTTCTAAGGCTGAGGTGGCTCTGCGCGATGCCGTGATAGGTAGATTGCGCGAGAGCGGTATGGAGGTCATAACAAACGAGGAAGAAGGACAGCGCGTGCTGGACGAGGCTAACGGAAGGGCTCGTGAGATGTCGTTCGGCGAGCCTTATGACTATGAGGCTTATCCTCTTGGTCGTGTTGAGTCAAATCTTGCCGATAAGGAGGTAATGGTTGTGACGGCTGAGGCTGACCATGGCTTTATGAACTATAAGGAGGCTAAGGAGTGGGCCAAGAAGAATGTTTCGAAGGTCTATAACAATGAGGAGACTGGCGGCAAGGGTGATGTGCGTATCAGCAATGCTGCCATTGACAAGTTCATGTCGCAGAGTGCTGTTGATAAGAGTGACAGCAAGGATGTGCATTTGTCTGTGTTGAAAGTGTTGCCTGAGGTCTTGAGAACGAGTATTGATGTAGAAACTCATCCTGACTTTCTTAAGGGTAAGGACGGCAAGCGTAGTGCCGAGAATGGAATGAACAAGGATGTTCTCGTTCATAGATGTTACGGTGCTGTAGAAATTGGCGGCAAGCCTTATCGTGTGAAGATAACGTTGAAGGAAGATCCAAGGGATGTTTCTTTCCCTCATGTAACACATAGCTATGAAGCAACAAAAATTGAGTTGCTCGCAGGAACATGGGAAAACCATGAAGGTCCTTCCCCCAATACGAACAACTCTATCAGTGCTGCAAAGTTACTTGAAAATGTTGAGATGTCGTACAATCCAAGCAAAAAAGTTTTGGATGCGAGCGAAAAACGTTCTGTTGGTATTCGTGAGCAGCGTGTATGGCATAGCAGCGGTGCTAACTTTAAAGATGCCAAAATTACTGACCACATCCGTTTCTTCCGCACTGCGAATGGTGAGGCATACGGCTTCACTGTTGGCGGAAAGATATACATTGACCCAAAGATTGCCACGAGCGAGACTCCGGTGCATGAGTATGCTCATCTTTGGGCGAGTGCCTTGAGAAGCGGCAACCCGAAGGAGTGGCAGAACGTTGTGGGTCTGATGAAGGGCACCAGTGTTTGGGAAGAAGTGAAGAAACGTTATTCGGAACTGAATACGGATGACGATATTGCCGACGAGGTGATTGCTACCTACTCAGGGCGGAGAGGCGCGGAACGCTTGCGCGAGGAAGCGCATAAGGTTGCCGATGGCAATGGTGATTTGTTTGAGAAGGCCGAGGCTATCAGTGCGCTGGGTCGTGTAAAGGAATCCTTGAAGAAGTTTTGGAAAGGCGTGTGCGACTTCCTGCATATCCATTACAAGAGTGCGGAGGAGGTTGCCGACCGTGTGATGAAAGACTTGCTGGATGGTGTTGACCCGAGGAAGATGGTCAAGAGTGAGGCTGGTGTCAGGTTTAGTGCCAAACAAAAAAGAGCACTTGAAACCGTGTCCGCTTCCCATAATGGAAAACATCAACCTACTGTCGTTTCAAGTGCTGATGGTGCAAAGATACTAAATGAACTTGAAAGAACCATAGAAAAGTATAAGAATATATCAAATCGTGCGAATACTTTCATTGGAGATGTTGCAAAGGCTCTTGGTGCAAGCAGGTTTGGCAGTAGTAGCGAGTATGCTACATTTGAGGCCATGAATGGCGATGTTGTAACAATTCGCCTCGCAAATCATAATGCTCATGTTTCAGGTTTTAACCATAACGGCAAGGATAATGGTATTAGCATTGTTATCTCTCCTAAGCCTAATGAGGGCTTGATAAACGATGGCGATGCGCATATTGTGGAGTTTTATTATGATTCTATCAAGTTGCGCAGGGCAGAAGGGAAGCCCTTGGCCGAGATTGTGCGCTCTATCAAGCAGGCTTTGTATAGCGGTGAGTTCAAGGACACAACTGGTCTTGCTGAGCGTCAGGAGGTGAATGGCGAGGATGTGGTTCGCTATCAACTCTCCGTGGCTGGGCGAAAAGCGAATGGTGGAAACTCCGGGTATGACAGCAAGCACTCCGAGATTGAGCAGGCCGTAAACAGGGACCTGGAAAAAAATTCCACCTCTGACGAGATAAAAGCCGAGATAGACAGGGTGAAGAAACTCCGTGCCGAAGCCACGAAGGAGTATCTATCGGGCAAGCCGCACTCCGAGGTGGCAAAGGGTGACGCGGCCGCATTGCGCGAGAGGCTGAACGAACTCAACGCCAAAAAGACAGTCGCCGTGGAAAACGAGCGCAGCGCGAAGTTGACCGACAAACTCGCAGACCTCAACTCCAAACTGATAGAGGCGACCGAGAACAGCGACACGGAAAAGGTCAAAAGCCTCACCACCGAGATAAAGAGAGTAAAGACCGACATCGGAAACACAGGCATCCGCTCAAGGTACAAGGCGAAGATTTCGGAAATCAAGTCAAAGAGCGAGAATGTTTCCGACTTGGCCAAGTCGCTTGTGAAATACATCAGCGGAGAGTTGTCGCCAATACTCGCGAAGGAGATGGGCAAGGCGGAGTTCAACACCCTTGTCAGAAGCGTCCGCGACATCGCCAAGCAATGGAACGCGAAAGACGGAACGGAGCAGGACAGGAACAACCTCGCAACCAAACTTGACGACACGATAAGGAAGGTTGACGATGTGATAGTGGGCATTGAAACAAGGAAACTCATCAACGACCTTGCCGACATGCTTTCCGTAAAGACAACAAAGAAGGACAGCAGCGGCAAGAAGATAGGCGTGAAGGTGAGCAACACCGTGAGGATAGCCATTGAAACGCTCAAAGGAATGTTCCGTGGTTTTGACGGGGAGTTCGGCAACGGGCTAAAGTCGCTTGTGAAGTCACTTGACGGAATGCTCGCAAAGAAAAAGTCGCTGCAAGGCAGACTGAAAGAACTTGAACTATCGGAGGCCAGCGCAAACGAACGCCTGAACAGCGGCGCAATCACCAAAGACGAGTACGACGCGGAGATTGAGGCCATCAACAGGGAGCGCGACGATGTAAAGTCGGAAATGGCGAATTTCGACACAGTGTTCAGTGACGCGCTCTCGGAAACCAACGATGCGATAGACACTGCCGTTCCGAGGACAACCGTTGAATACGACAAGTTATGGAACGACCTGATGGCAAAACAGCAGGACGAGCAGGACGGTGTGGCGCAAATGTCGGCACACGACAAGGAGATGCTAAAAATAATGCCGTTTGTCCGCTCTCTTGTTGATGTGAGGGAACTGTTTGCGGAGGCCGACAAGTCGCAGAGCAGGCTAAAGGCACTTGAAGAGCAATGGAAAAGCGATGCCCCGACACCTACCGACACCGAAATGGAGGCCGCCAACCGCAGGGACAGGAGATTGCAGACCGCGCTTAAAATCAGAGAGGAGAGGGCGAAACTCTATGCCGCTAAAGATGCGGCACGGAAGGCGTTGAGGGATTTGAACAACGATGTGAGGTCGCTTTTAAAAATAGGCAAGACACAGTACATGACCCAGCAGCAGGAGCGACTTGAACACAGGAGCGAGGTCGCCCATATCGGCATCGCTGCTGTTGACACCGGCAAGGAAAGACCCGCTGGCGTAAAGGGGCAGCAGCAGGCCAAAGAGAGCGAGGAAAAGTCTGTTGGCGTGTTAAGGAGGATGTGGAACTGGGTGTTCCTCGCACCTACGGAATCGGCGGAGAGCATGTTAAGCCGTGTGGATGTGAACCATTTCTCTGGCGAGGGTGAACTCTACCACCTGATTATGGAGAGCGAAAGGGGCTATTCAAGGTCGGAGGACAGGCGGATTGAGTCGGTCGAGGGTCTGCGCTCGGAGATACAGTCCAAGTGCAAGGAACTGTTCGGCTCGAAGAAGCCAAAGGACGGCAACAAGAGGATTAAATTCACACAGACACTTTCTGGCGAGCCAGTACCGGCAGAGGTGACAAAGGGAGAGGCGTTGTCCTTGTACCTGTGGAGCCTGAGCGAGGAAGGCAGGGCTAAACTCGAAAGCCAAGGGATAGACGCATTCTCCATTTCAGAAATCAAAGCCGGGCTTGGCGATAACTGGGTCAAGTTCGGTGAGTGGATAGTCGGTGACTTCCTGTCAAAACTATACGACAAGTACAACGAGAAGTATGTGGAGAAGTACGGCACCGAAATCACGCGCCACGAGAACTATTTCCCGTTCAAGATTTACGGCGGCGACATCGTGACAAAGGACGAGTTGGAAAGTTTCGACAACGGCAACACAATCCCGATGCCAAGCGCGCTTAAAGAGCGCGTGAAGCACAGTTACCAGTTGAGCACAACCGAGGACGCGCTGAAAATCCTGAACGAGCATGTCGCCGAGATGGAGGACTGGTACCACTTCGCGGACATGCGCGAGGATATTTCGACACTGTTGAGTTCGCGCGCTTTCCGCGAGACGCTGAAACTGCAAGGGCCGAACAAGTGGAGGAAGTTCAGGGACGCTATGCACACCCTCGCTGGTGTCGATAAGCGCGATGAGAGCGTGACATCACAGGTGATAAACGAGGCCCAAAGTATGTACGCAAGTTCGGCCGTTGGTTTCAGGTACTGGACTGCCTTAAAGCAGTTGCAGTCAATGATCGCTGGTGTGAACTACTCCTATAACCCACGCTTTCAGGCAAGGCTTTTCGCGAACATACTCATGCCAGTAGGAACGGAACTACTCGCCAGTAAGGTGAAGAACGCGGAAAACACCTTTGCCGGTATGGTCGGCTCGTGCTATTGGGCGTGGAAGAATCTGCCGCAGTTCAGAGAGCGTTACCGCAACGGCAAGATGGGCAACATCATGCTGGAGTACGAGTCGGTGGTAGGCAACAGCAACAGCCTGTACAGGTGGATAAAGAAGAATGTCACCCAAAAGGGTCTTTTCCTGAACCAAGTGTTCGATGCGGCGGCTGTGGCCGTGTACTCAAAGTCGATATACGACTACGAGTACAAAAGGTCGATACGCAAGGGTGCGACAGAGGAGGATGCCCACAAGTACGCCATGACATGCGCCGAGACAAACTACAACAAGACGCAGCAGTCGAGCGGCCGTGCCTATGTCTCCAAGATGCAGGTAAGCGGAAACCCTATCGAGAAGGGCTTGACCACATTCCAGACGGCATCACTCGGCTTTATGCGCAAATCAATCAACGACATCAACGACATACAGCGCGCGTACAGGCTGTTGAGGCTCGGCAAGGAGAAACCGCTTCACAGCATAAGCAAGGGCGCGAAGGCCACCGTTGACCTGCTTTGTGACGGTGTGGTCATGCCAGCGTCATGGAACCTCATCAATGTTATCGGTGTGGCTGGATTCTACTATGGGGCGAAAGCTATATTCAACGCGCTTTTCGGCGGTGACGACGACAACGCGCCCACGAAGGACGCGACAGGCAAAACCGCTCTTGACAGGTTTATCGAGGGTCACGCCGGTGATGTCGCCTTTGCCACAATCTCCGCTCCACTCCAAGGCACTATCCTCAACAACTTTGTGAACTCGGTATGGTCGGGCTACGGAGGGTGGACACCTACAATGGCCGAGGGTGCAATCAGCGAGGTATTAAGAAGCGTTGGCGAAACCCTGAAAGGCTACAAGGACAGCGACAGTTTGAGCGACTACCTCGATGACTTGGACGAGGATGCCGCCAAGTACACCATCAAGACCGTGCTGTACGCGTTGTTCAGAGGATATACCGGTATAGACATGAAGACCGTGGAAAGGTTCTACAACGCCTTCTACGACTACAAGGTAAAGGGCAGTTCGTTAAACCTCATCAGCGCGGCCAACTTCCTCTCAACCCCAATGTCGAGTATGCGTGACCACGAGGCGAAAGACTACTACCTCGGCGCATACGGCAAGACGAGCGAGACAGCCAAAGACCTTGAGGACTACATCGTCAAGCGAGCATACGCGGACGGGAAGATATTCAAGAGGGAGGTGGAAAGCGGAGGCGCAAGAGGAAAGGTGGCCGAACTGTTCCGCTCGCGTGCTTTCAAGCGCGACCTGAACAAGTATGTTGACGAGTGGGCGGAGTACCACATCAGAGACGCTTCCGACGCAGCCGACTATCACGACGAATGGCTCAAAAACCACGAGAGGAAAGAAATCATTCGGAAAAACAGGGAACTCGAATACTCCGACGAGCAGGCGAAACAGAAGACAGACTCGCTTAAACTCGCTCTCGGATATGAGCAGAAGAGCGGCAACAGCGAGCGCACATTGAGGCACAACCTTGTTCAGGGCATTCTCCGACAAATCAAGAAGAAACTGACAGGCGGTGACAAGGAGAGGAGAGAGGCGTTCGCGCTGATGAAGGAACTTGAGCGAATTGACAAGGTTCAAGGCCACACCCACTCCGATTATGTGAAACTCGCTGAAAAGGCTGGCGTCAACGATTTCCAGATGATACCCAAAGGCGTTTCCGAGAGCGGCAAGTATGTGAACAAGTCCGACATCGACAACGGCACGGTTGCGAGAGGCGAAGTGAAAGGCTCATACGGAATCATAGCCACGGCTGACGATGTGAAAGCCGATGCGAGGCTGAGGAAACTGCATGACAGCAGCGAGAAGCAAAAGGCCGAGGCGAAAGAGGTCATGAAGATGTATTCAGACGGTGACATCGGTTACCAAGACGCGTACAGGAGAATGACCGCCATTGGTGACGGCCTTGTGACGGCAGTATATGCAAGCGAGGCCGACAGGCTGATAAAAGACCTGAAAACGAAACTCACAAAGGCTGTAAAGGCTGGTGACGACAAGGCGGCCGATGCCATAATGGAGAAAATTCGCTCCATTAGGGGCAAAGTCATCGACGGTGATATGAAGTCAAAGGAGGAAGTGGCGAAAATGCTGTTGAACTCCATCCGATAATATTGCCAGACAATACACCACAACCCACGGTGGCGGCATCACAGAAGGTGCCGCCACCGCTGTTTTATAATCCTTTCCAGTATTGCAAACATTGGAAAGGATTGCGCTGTATGGGCTTATGTTGAATTGTTGGAACAACACCGAAACGATAAAGGCATTACTTTGCTGAAAAAGTTTTTATCTATGGCCATAAATAAGAACAGGAGCAAAATCAGACTACGCTCACGGCTGACCGTAAACTCCAAGGAATCGGCAAAGACAATCGATTCCGTGAAGTACATCAAGGACGGCAACCGCGAGATTGACATATTGATGAAGGCACAGTCGTGCTATGACGCGCTTTACGAGTTCAGGGAGAGCGCGAGAAGAAACTACCGCTATGTGATTGGCGACCAGTGGGGTGACGAGATTTGGCAGAACGGATGCCGATGCAAGGAGCGCGACAGCATCGTGGCGCAAGGGAATGTGCCGCTCACCAACAACATGCTCAACCGTCTTGTGCGTGTGCTTGTTGGCGTGTGGAGAAAGCAGAACAAGATACCTGCCTGCTCCGCAAACGACCCCGACGAGCAGGGTGCGATAGACCAGTTGACCGTGGCAATCAAGAGCATCTACGACCTCAACGACAAGAAGGGGCTTGACGCGGAGGGACTTGGCAGGTTCCTTATCACGGGCTGGGCGATGCAGAAGGCCGTGTGGGATATACACGGCGGAAGTCAAAATGTGTGGATAAGCAACGTGCCTAACTTCGAGTACGCGTTTTGGGACACCAACATGGTCGATAGCCGTGGTTGGGATTTGAGTATTATAGGCGAGATTCACGACATCACATTCAGCGAACTGTGCAGGACTTTCGCGCACAGCAGACAGGACTACGCCAAACTTGACACGATATACAACAGGTGTTCGGATATGGAGACGGTGCGCGAGTTCAACAGTCAGATGTGGAACGGAAAAGAGAGCCACTCGGCCGACTTCTACGTTCCAAAGGACAGGTCGCTTTGCCGTGTTATAGAGGTGTGGACGAAAGAGCGGAAACCCAAATACCTTTGCCAAGACTGGGCGCAGGAGGAAAGCGACAAACTATTTGAGATAGACGAGAAGGACAAGCCGCTTTACGACCTCATCAACAGGAACAGGATAGAGAACGCGAGGAAATGGAACACACAACACCCCGACGCGCCGATAGACCTTGACGATGTGGCGTTGATAGAGATGAACTGGATAATGTCGGAATACTGGTATGTGCGCTACCTCTCACCGTTCGGTGATGTGCTTGACGAGCAGGAGTCGCCATTTGAGCATGGCGAGCATCCGTATGTGATGAAACTGTACCCGTACACGAACGGCGAGGTTCACTCCTTCGTTGCCGACCTTATAGACCAGCAGAGGTATATCAACCGACTCATATCGGTAAACGACAAACTGCTCCTGTCGGCGGCAAAGGGTATTCTGCTGTTCCCGATGTCGCTTGTTCCAGAGGGCAAGACACCCGAACAGATTCAGAGGGAGTGGACACAGAGCAACGCCGTGATGTTCTACGACGACAAGGCGAACCCGGCAAGCATGGCGCGACCCGAACAGGTGGCGAACAGGCTGACCAATATCGGAACGGCGGATATGCTTCAACTGCAAATGAACATACTCGAAGAGGCTTCGGGCGTGAACAGCGCGCTTCAAGGCAAGCCCGGATTCAGCGGACAGAGTGCGGCGCTATACGCGCAGCAGACACAAAACTCGTCTGTGGCTATCCTCGACCTCTTGGAATCATACAATCAGATGATGACCAACGTGGCGAGAAAGGTGCTGAAACTCGTGCAGCAGTTCTACACGGAGCGCAAAAGGCTGACGATTGCAGGCTCACAGGAGCCAATCATCTACGACCCCGAACTTTGCGGTGACATCGACGCGGATGTGACACTGTACGACAAGGACGACGCACCGAACGCCAACAGCGTAAGCCCCGACCTGCTCACCATGCTCTTGAACCGTGGCGACATTGACGGAAGGCAGTATGTCGAACTTGGCGACTGGAACTTCAAGCAAAGGGTGCTTCGTGCGATGGAGCAGACAAGACAGGCGCAGATGGAGCAACAGGCGCAGATGGCTCAAAGCGGACAAGGGCAACAGGCACAACCACAGCAAGAAAAGCCGCAAAGTGTTCCGAGCGACTACGAGGGAATGGTTGACAACGGCACCGTGGCGCAGCACAACGCCGAACGAATCCTCAACCAGTACGACCTGCTTTCGCCAAAGGAGGCGACAGAGCGAATGAGAGAGCAACAACAAAACAAGCATAGCGATGAAAAGGTTTGACATAAAAATCCCGTGCAGGGAGATAATGAAAAGCATCGCCACTTGGTCATACACCATAGGCGAACTGATGAGCGACGAGCAGATGAAGTTAAGGCACACCGTGCAGGGCGCGACAGACTTCGGACACGCATCACTCATCAAGGAAGCCTTGGATATGGCGTGGGTGGAAATGCTCGACGCGTTAAGCGCGTACACCGTGGCGCACGACTGCTGCTGTGGTCACGAGGGTTGCGACTGTGGCGAGAGCGTGCATAACGACAGCGTGGAGTATGAACTTTGCGGCGACACGATAGACATGCACGACTACAACGTGAGCCTGCAATTCCCCGACGACATATATCCGCAGATGGGCTACAAGATAGCCGTGACCGTGAAGCAGTACATGCTCATGAAGTGCCGTGCGCAATGGGAGACGCTTGTGGGCCGCGACCCGGCGGCGAGCGAGGTGGCGGCACAGAGCGCAAGGTCAAGGCTCAAAGTGACAATCAACACGAGAATACCTATCGGCCACACAAATGACGAATACTCGAACTATCTAAAATTCTGACGATATGGCGAAAAAGGAACTGAACGAGGAAAACCTCGGCAAACTGATAGACATACGCGACATGAAGAGGTGCCTTGCCGAAATGGAACCGGGCGACCGTGTGAAGGCGTATCTGAAACTCATGGAGTTTGTCGTGCCCAAGAAACAGAGCATAGCGCAGGACATCAACGCGAATGTGAAAGACGATGCGGAGGTGCTTGTGTCGAAACTCGCTGGCACATTCACCGAATGACGGGAACAAGAAAAAAAACAGCGGCACGCATGTTGTTTGTGCCGCTGTTTTTTTTGTGTGTATATAAATCAGAACTGTGACTCGTTAAGCCAGTTGCCGCCACCGTACCTGAACCTGTTATCACCACTGTTGTCCTTGACCTCACGCGGTATAGGCATTGTAGAGGAAACGTACAAGCCGATAGCGCGGCACATCAGGCGGTCGTCGTGGTAGCCGACAGCGGCGTTTGCCGCACCCTTCTCGTCACGCTGGTAAACGCCATATTCAGCAAGAGCCTCCACCTCCCGCTCCGTATATCCGTGCGTGTTGATGAGCATCTTCAAGTGGTCTATAATCATCTCCTTTGACGAGCGGCTCGTGAAGAAGCCCCACTCGCGCGCCCTTCCCTCGCGGATTTTCTCTGGCGATGCCTTGCGCGTGTACATATTGCGGTATATGCCGCCTATCGTGTCAAGGATAAACTGGGCGTGGTCGCCCTCGGTCTTGTTGTAGTCCTGAATGTATGTGTTTGCCTCGGGAACAAGAAGCGCGTCGTTGTAGAATGTGGCTATCTGCAACATCTTCCACGCCAGCAGTTCGTGCCGTATGTGTCCGTGCCACTCCGCCACAATCTCGTCATTCTCGCCCTCGGTGCGCCACCAGCGGTCAATGACAACAATAACCGAATAGTCGCTCTTTGAACTCACACCGCCGACATCAACCGACACCACATAGCGGTCTGATGCCCTGAAAGACTTGTCGGGCAGCTCCCACACACGCAGGCACCCCTGTGTGTCGTCAACGAATTTGAGGTTGGAAAGGGAGCGTGGGCCGCTTATATCATCACCCATCACCTCGCCGAGCCTTCGTGGAGAGCAACAGTCCTTCCTCAACTTCTCTATCCTGTACTTGTCGAATATCGCCTGACCGGAGTGCGCGAACGCCTCAATATCATCCGAGGGGAACTCCGATGCCATCGAGTCGTGGTTGCGGAACTCCCTGCGCTTGTTCATATACCAGTTGATAGCGTCAAGGCTCGCTCCCATTTCCCACAGTTTCCAAATGTACGAGCCGGGTTCCTCGCGTGGTGATTTCGTCTCGGTCTTGTCCTTGCCCTTGAAAATCTTCTCTGCAAAGGCGCGACGCTCCGCATCATCAGCGAACGGACGGCGGTAAATCTCGATATAGTACCAAGGGATAAACACGGGAGTGCGGCCGCTCCAGCCGTCATTCTCTGGCTTCTTCGCGTCAAGCCACTCGTGGTGGAACAGGTTGTTCTCTCCTTTTGCCGTTGACTCCATCACATTCATCGCAAGCGGGGCATCGGGGATTGATGCGGAAATGGCCTGAATCAAATCCTCCGGTGTCTTGCCCTCTGTGGTGCGGTAAAGGCCGACCTCGGAATAATGCACCATAGACACATCACCGGCACGCACCGAGTCGGGCGACTGCATCGAGCCGATAGAAATAACAACATCACGCACAGGCTTTTTTGACTGCGTTATGGTATAGTCGGTTCGTGAGCCCGAATACGGTGTCAGAGCCATCTTGCCCTTGTCGGGAATACCCAAAAGCGAGGGTGGAAAATCACGAATCATCTTATCGTACATCGCCTTGATTTTCAAAGCCGCCGACGACTGGTGCGCAACTATAGCGGAGTACCAGCCCTCCTTGTGCATGAGTTGAATCCATGCCATGTAGTTTTGGGTCAGCGTCGAGCCACCCCATTGCCGCGCCTTCAGCACGATAACCTTTATCGGCTTGCCCTGTGAGCGCAACTTCTCGAACACGCCGCAAAGTATTCGCTGTGGATAGTTCAGCACGAACTTCACATTGCTGCCGCCCTTCTTTGACTTGATTGACACGAACGAAGCGGCATAGAAAGGGAAATCGTATTTGGCACGCAACTTTATCAATTCGGAAAGCACCATCTCGTCCTTTCCCTCCATACCGTTCTGCTTGCAAAACAGCCTTATCGAGCCGCACTTGTTCAACTCCCTCACAAGTTCGTTGCCAGCGAGTTCACGCGGAATCCACCACTTGTACTCCACACCCTGCTTCACACGGAGAAAAAAAGGCACCCTGTCCCCGACCGAGTTATAGCCTGTAATCGGGTCAAATGTGGACTGTAGGGCCTTGTTGCGCTCGTCGTCCTCGACAAGTATAGCGTTGACATTTTCACGCAAATCCTTTTTGGCCTGCAAAGTCCTCTTTTTCTTCTCAAGAGCCTCTGGCGAGTGCATCTTCTTCCTGTCCTCGTCGTTGTACCTGTGGTTAAACGGTGTGCCCATGGCGTGCTGTTTTAAAAATCCTGTAATAGACGAAACCTATCACGAGCGGCACGATATGGACGCACCAAGACGATGGCTGCACCGCCGTGCATATCGCCGTTGCGATGGCCACACGGGCATAATTCCCCCTTGTCGGATATGCCGAAAGAACAAGCCCGGTGATGGTGAATATGATTCCCGACGTGCCTTGAAACGGAGTTGGCGACAGGTACATGCCCACCGTAGCGGAAACAAGCCCGGCCAAAAGCATGTGCGTGTTTGACATCGGGCGGTTCACAAGCATCGCCCACAGGCAATAGCAGCACAGGAACAGGTGGAACACGTTGCCGTGCATGAAGATGTTGAAAAACGGGACACTTGTGTACTTCACACCGCTTGCGATTTCAAGCGAGTAGATGAACACAAGTGGGAATATGACTATTTTTCTGATGTGCCTCTGCATTTCTTTCTCTTGTTTATGGTGTTGTAGATGTATTTTTTAGCGGTCTCGAAAGTGAGGAAGAACCGTGGTGCCTCCGAATACACCACCCTCTCGATATTCTGGACAGAGTAGTCGCCGCCGCACCTGCACATGATGTGGGCGAACATTGACAGGCGGCTCGCCCTTGTGCCTTTTTTCGTGTACTCCTTTCCACGTCGCATCGCGCTTATGCGCTTGAAGGCGTTCTCCGGTGAAGTCCAGTACCTCGAACACGGCGTGTCGATAGCGAGGCGCACAGACTCGTCTGTGCCGTAGCCCATCGTGAGGTACGACAGGAAAACCCTCAACAGCTCATTGTCGCGCTGCTCGCCATAGTCCAACTTGCTCGCTTTCATATAATAAAGTTACCAACACTTTGTGAATTGTTGGAAATCAGCAGTGTTGTATATGGGTTAATTTCGTAAACAAATAATAGAGGGTATCTATATGGAGAACGAGAAAAATATTGAAAATCAAGAAGTTGTGTCCGCAAAGAAGAAGTGGGACGACAATTTTGCAAAACGCCATGCCGACATTGACCGCAACGACGAGGAAGCCTACTACGGGGCGATTAATGCTGACTATGACGATTTTGACAGTCGTGTGAAATCCTACGAGGAGGACAACGAGAAGATTGCGCAGATGCTGAAAAAGAACCCCGCTTTCGCTCAGATGCTTGTCGAGGCGCACAACGGCGGCAACCCTTGGAAGGTGCTTGCGAAGATTGGCGGCGAACCCCTTATTGAACTCATGAAAGACCCGGAGAACGAGGAACTCGCCAACAATGTGCTTGACGGCATGAACGAGTACGCCAAGAGTGTGAGCGACAGGGAACTGCTGGAGAAGGAGCAGCTGGAGAATATCGGCCCGTCGATTGAGGCGATGCTCGAGGTGGCGGACGAGAACGCGATGACCGACGAGCAGACCAACGAAATGTATTCGCTTTGGGACAGGATTCAAGAGGGCGCAATCAAGAACAAGGTCGACAAGGACATTTGGCAGATGCTCGCGAAGGCTGTGTTGCACGACGAGAATGTTTCGGCGGCCGAGACCGAGGGCGAGATGCGAGGAAAGAACGCCAAGATGCAGGTGGAGAAGAACCACATCATCAAAGGCGCGTCGCCAAGCATGTTGCGAGGACAAGGCGGTGGCCCACGGGAGAGCGGAGCGGAAAGGCGAACACTTTCGAGCGAACTCGGCAACTCCATTTGGGACCGTGACAACGAGAAGGAATTATAGTAAACAAATCAATATACAAGTATTTTAAGCATTATGAAACACGAGAGAATTAAGAGTTTAGTGTCATTCATCGGCCAAGTGCTGATGATGGCTGTGGCTGTGTTTGTCGGCGGTGGCGTTGGTCTTGCCGCAGGTGTTGCGGTTACCGACACACCGGAAGCAACAGTTGTGAACCCAACCGAAACAACTGAAACCGCCGATGGTGGCAAGGCGGTGTTCCCCGAGCAGTCCGTCACCACCGTTCAACAGGCGGCACCTGAGGTTTACGAAGACCAGTACGACAAACTGCTCACCAAAATCCGACCAGTGCGCACGCCTATCGACCAAATCAGCCGTAGGGCGGCGAGAAGCAAGAACGTGAAGTCGATGGAGTTCAAGTTCGGCACCATCGACTACCTGCCAATCAAGACCACCGTCAGCGCACAGGTGACAGTTGAGAAGGCGAAAATCTCGGAGGCGTTCACCATTGTGCCAAGCAAGGTGAACATCTTCAACCGCCGTGACGTGATTATCGTGAAGGGTGTAAAGGGCCTTAACGACGAGGACTTGAAACTTTGGGTGCTTGACCGCGACAAGAACACCAGCATTTCGGTTATCGCCATCAACCCAAAGGATGAGATACTCACCATTCCAGCCAACAAGGAACTTATCCGTATCGCCAAGGCTTGCGCTGAACTCGACAGCCAAGCACCGGGCTACGCAATCCTTCCTGTGACAGGCGATCAATACTGCCAAAAATTTATGGCTCAAGTTGAGCAATCGACCATCGACAAACTCACCGCTAAACGCTTCGACATCACTTTGAGCGACCAAGAGGAAGCCGTGCTTGCCGACATGCGACTTGGCATGGAGGGCGCGTTCATCTTCGGCACAAAGGCCAAGTTCCTCGACCCCGACACCAACCGCTATGTGTGGACTACACAGGGCATCTGGAACCAGGTGCCAACCGAACACACCTATCAGGCGAAAAAGAACTACTGGACTATCCCACAAATCATCGACCTCTCAAAGATCGTGTTCACAGGCTCTGGCGCGGGCAAGAGCGACAAGCGACTTGTGATTTGCGGCAGCGAACTGCTCGCTGAACTTGAAAAGGCGTTCGTGGGCAACTACACCTTCATCCACAAGGTCTCGAAGTGGGATTTGACCTTCACCGAGGTACAGACCAACTTCGGCTCGTTCATGTTTATCCTCGACGAGGTGTTTGACCTCCACGGACGCGCTGGTGACGGCCTTATCCTTGATGCGGAATACCTCGAAAGGTTCACATTCGAGCCATTCCACGCCAACACCCTCGACCTTGACGCACAAGGCACAAGGGACAGCAAGGCGCGTGTGCTCCGTGAAATCTCCGCCATGGTTCTCAAGTCACCAAAGAACCACATGAGGATTGTGGCGACCGCATAAGCGAACGACTACTTATACCTACAATAGAAGGGTGAGCGTGGTAGAAAACAGCCTCGCCACCCTTTTTCTAATTACTAACAACACAACACGAGATGAAAAGGTTTTTATCAAAGAAAGAGTTTTACATACCCCTGAACGTGAATGGCGTTTGGCGCACCGCCCACTTTGTTGAAGTCAACAGCGGATTCGCATACAACAGCACCGACGATGAGGAGAGCGAGCAGATAATGAGCCACCCGTATTTTGCGGATGGCATGATTCGCTTGGACGAGAGCGAGCAGCCGCAGCCGAGGCGGATTGCCGAAACCCCCGAAGGTCAAAGGTACTACGACAAGCGCGACGCGATAGACAGGAACATGGAAATCATCGATGGTGTAGGCTCTTGCTCTGACGCGAGGTCGTACCTTCGTGAGCGTTTCCCCGACGACAATGTGCTGTTGCGCAGCAAGCGCGACATTGTGGAGTACGCGCAATCAAAGAACATTTATTTCAGCGAGTTATGAACTACGACAAGGCGAGAATACTGCAAGATGTGCGCACCGTCATAGACCAAAACCAGACGGAGAGCGGAATTGGCGGCGTGGCGACCGATGCCGACACACTTGAACTTGACGACATCATATCCAAGCACATCACCACGGCGGCAAGGCACATACTGCTCAACTGCCAACTCCGAATGGTGTCGAACGACGGTGTGAAGGACTTACCGAAGTTTAATAAAATAGATGCCTCCATAGAGGGCGAGACAGCAAACCTCGGCGGAGCTATAGACACCCCGATAGAGACAAACATAAAGATAACGGCCGACAGCCTGAACAAGGCGGTTATGACACTCCCCGACGACTACCTAAGACTTGTGATAGCCGAAATGGACGGTTGGGACTGCCCTGTAAGGGTGCCGACCGAGGACACGAGCGTGGCGAAGATGGTTTGTGGCAGCCGTTTCCGTGGTGTGCGCCCGAACAACCACAGGCCGTGCGTGATAGAGGGTCAGCAGGTCGGAAAGCCAGTCTTGCTCCTTTACGGCGCAGACGAGGGGAAAGGCATCACACAGGCGCAGTATCTCCCTGTTCCGAAGTTCAACAGCGAGGACAAAATCAACCTGCCCGAAATGCTTTACGACGCAATCATATACCAGACGGCGGCAATGGCATTGCAGACACTCGGCTCGCAACTGTGGGCAACGCTGGCGCAGATGGCGGAGCGGTTGTCGGGTATAGAGGAAATCCGCGAACTCCAGCAGAGGGCTAAAGAGAAAGGCGTATGAAAACGATTACGGTAAAATTCGATGACGTGTTCACCGACGTGTGCAGAAGTTCCGAGTATATCGGCTCGAAGTTTGGCGTGTACGACAAGGTGAGGGTGATTGAGTACGACAACGAGCAGATGATGCTGTGGTTCGCCGATGCCATGGCGAATGTGGGCGTTATTCTTGACAGGCTGCTCGCAAGGAAAATAACCACCTCGTTCATCACAGGCGAGGCGGCGATGACGCTGAATGTGCAGAACAACAACATGGAGCAAATCAAGGACTGCATCACAAGGCTCGCAACGGCGCACATGCTTGCGCTTTGGCTTGAAATCACCGCCCCCGAACTCGTGCAGACAGCGAAACTGGAGGAACAGCAACTATCACAACAACTCATGAGGCTCGCCTATTACAGGGAGATGCCTCGCTAAAACGAAACCATTATGGCAGAAATCATCATAACAATCATACACCTTGCACTCACGGCTGCGCTTATCGTGCTGCTCGCCATTGCGTACAGGGAGAACAACACGCTCCGTTCCAGTCTCGCCAAGGCTGGAATTACACTTGTCGAACTGCAACACAAGGTGAACTTCTACAAGGGCGAGTGCGAGGAACTTGAACGTGAAATATCCAAACTTGAAAACAGATATGAGAAGAATTAACTACAAGAGCGACATACCGCCTTTGATGTTGTCGCTGAAGGTGGACGAGAAGCAGATAACAGTGCCTGACTGCGACTTCCTCGTGCGCTTCTACATTGACGGCTACGAGGGCAGGCACTATGACTGCTCGCATATCGGAGGCGTGTGGAGCAACTGCGAGCCTTCGGAGGACGGCACAAAACTCGTGTGCTACATCAACAACCAGCGGCTCGGCATCGGAGAACTGTGCGCCGAGTTCCACTATATGAGCCCCGACAGGCGGTACAGCGACGGCTCACAGAAAAGCGTGGTGATTATCGGCAGCACCGAACTCGGTGTGGAACTCGTGGAGGACAACGGGGATGCCGTGACCGAAGCCGCCATTGATGTGACGCTTCCCTTTATCTACCGAACGGCATACGAGATTGCAAGAGACCACGGCTACACAGGCACGGCGGAGGATTTCTATGGCGCGCTCGCAAGTGTTGTGGGTATTGCGGACGCTGAGAAGAAGCGTGTGACAGCCGAGATTACACGCAACGCAAATGAGCAGGAGCGTATAGGGAACGAGGAAAACAGGCTCAATGCGGAGAGTGGGCGAGTGAACGCGGAGGCTCAAAGGGTGAGGAACGAGGCTATACGCGGCGAAGGCGAAAATATGCGAATAGAGCAAGAAGAGGACAGGAAAGCCAAGTTCGAGGAAATCACCGAGTTTATCGCCACCGTGAGAGCCAACGAGGGAAACCGCGAGAGCAACGAGCGAGAGAGGCAGACAAACGAGGACACAAGGATAACCGAGGAAGCCAAGCGTGTTGAGGCCGAAAAGAAGCGTGCCGCCGAGTTCGAGCAGCAGAAACTTGATTTGACAGGAAAGGTAGACCGCTATGGTGACGAGATGGGCGGCGACCTGACTTTCACCGACAATGCGGGCGTTTCGTTCAGTACTTCTGACGGTGGCGCACACACAATGTTCAACGACACGGACGATGTCGCGAAGTTCACCGCAGACAATGGGGACACATTCGAGTTCGCGCAGAATGAAACACCAAACAAGAACTCGTTGGCTGTAGTGGTCAGCGCAAACCTCTACAATGCGCTTAACATGACGCTTGAATCAATGGGCAGCGCGCTTGACGGTGATGCCGCCTACCGTGTCGAGGCTGGCGACACAATCTTCAATCCCGACACCTGCAAGATTCAAATGTACAACTCAACCGTTGGCGGCTTCGAGGACTTGTGCGACCCGATAGAGGGCAAGTTGTACGCCAACAAAATGACAGGCTACATCTACCGATGGGACACGAAAACAAAGAAGATGGTCTTTGTCGGCGGAGTCAAGGCGTACACGAAGGACGAGGCAGACAGCCGTTTCGCCAAACTCGACGATGCGACACAGAGAGTAAAAGTGAAGGAACTGAATGCTGACAATTTCGTTTCCACAAAATCAATGTGGATAGGCGACGAGGGTTTGCTTTTGGGTGGCGACGGCAATGGTCACTTGACAGTCGAACAGGACGAGGTGATTACCGATGTTACGCTCAACGAGAAACTCGCCACCAAAGCCGACGATGTGGCTTACGGTGTGGAGTGGAACAACGGACAGCCGACTGGCGAATTAGAGGAAACCACTGTAAAGGAGGCTACAAAAAGCACAACTGTTACGGCATTACTTTTAGCACAAAGTTACAACGCGCTTGAATACGATGTAAAAAAGAAGGCGGACAAGACCGAACTTGACAGTTACGCCACCAAGGAGTATGTTCAGACGAACGCGCCAAAGGAAACAAAGGAGAGCATCGAGGAGAAACTTGGCGCTTGGCTGGAGGATGACGGCGGCGAGGCTGACGGAGAGGTTTACACCAAAGCAGAGAGCGATGCGAGGTATCTGCGTGGAGAGGTGCTTTACGAGGACTACTACTATCCGAACATGGGTGAAACGACCGACAAGGAGCGTTTTACGGATTCAACGGAAATTCTGCAACCGACAAAATTTCTCGAATCTTACACCGATGCAAATGGTGTAAGTTGGAACGATGTGTTTGAATGTGCGAGTTTCCCCGACTGGTTTGATTTTGCTGAGAAATCGTGTTATCCGTATGGTAATGGGAAGTCTACAGGGTATTTGTTCCTTCATAACTTTGTTGTTGAAAACAATAAACTTGTTTATGACCTCTATACTTTGCAAAATAATAATATTAGGCAAAAATTGCCATATTATGCAAGTAGAGGTGGTTTAGGGTTGAAAAAGATTGATGCTACACATTTCAAAGTGTATAATACAAAAGAAGGCACTACGGAATTTACTGCAATGAACAAGGCAAATGTTGATTGTTCGCTTTTTGCTTTCTCTCCGTTAACTTATTGCCCAATATATGATATAGATGATTGCAATATAGTGAGAATAACATTAACAGGAAATATCCAATCACCCTCCAGGTATTCGAGTCTATTAAGTAGCAGTTGCGATGTTGGATTGTTTGGTTATACTAATAGACAAGTGTTATATGGTGATGAATATGTAGAAATTGAAATCGACAAGAATAATAACAGGTGGAGGCAAATAAAAAGCGGTTATTCAATGTATTACAGGTCAAATTACTCGCAAAATTGGAGTGCCAACAAACCAGAAAGTTATGAAAGCGAATGCCATTGCTTATGGAGTAAAATACCGAGTAATCAACAAGTAAAAATTTGTATGATTAACAAAAAAATATGTTATGCGCTTTCAAGCAAATCAAATCCATTAACCATTCTGCAAATGGGGTGTAAAATTAAAATCGAGAAACTGGCATAAGATATGGAAATTAAAGTGAATACAAGGATAAACGGCAAACGTGCCGTTGTGACTATGATGGCGGAGGAAGCGAAAATTGTGGCTAACGAGCAAGTAATGGACGATAACGGATTGGTTTTATCGGAGATTGAACGCCTCAAATCCGAATTGCAAGAGAGCGACTACAAGGTGATAAAATGCGCAGAAGCGATTTGTCTTAATGCGGAATTGCCATACAATATGACGGAACTCCACAATGAACGCCAAGCGTTGAGAGATAGAATTAATGAATTGGAAAGCGAGGTGCAAAATGGCTAAACGATGGTACTACAAGGATGCGGACGGCAACAAGGTTCCTGTTCCGCAGTACAAGATTAACGCTGACGACTACTACACGAAAGCGATGTCTGACAGCAGGTATTACGAGAAGTCGGCAACGGACACGCTGCTTGCCGAAAAGGTCAACAAGACAGATATTGTCCAATCCACAGGTACCAGTGAAACGGCGGTGATGAGTCAAAAGGCGAGCACTATGGCATTTGCCGCCAATACTCCGAGCAGCGACCCGATGCACAATGTGTATGTGGCGGTAGGTGCGGCGTGGAATGGTGGTGTTGACCAAACATATCCAACTCCATGGGCGGACTATGCAGAAGATGAAGAAGACAAGGTATGTGTGCATAAGTCTGGCCATTGGAAATTTTACGATGTAGGCGATTTGACAAATCTCGATATGATATACGCATATCGAGATTGTGGACTTAACATAAAATTTACTAACTTGCAATTTATAAATAATAATTCTCGTATAATCTCATTAGGATGGCACACTGATGCACGGTCCTTTCTGAACGATGGATATGAACCTTTTACTATTTGCAATAATTTGATTGAGATAGTTTTTTACAAAAAAAATACTGGCGATGTGAAAATACGAGGAAATTGTGGATATGCATTTGCATTTTGTAGAAAATTGAAATACATATACGGTAAGTTAAAATTCATGGAATCAATTAGCGACACGGCATTTATATATTGCAACGATTTACGCATTATATTTGTAAATGAATTAAAAAATAACATCTCTTTCAAACAGTCACCAAAATTATCAAAGCATTGCGTGCGGTATATGATAGAAAACGCTACTGACGCAACCTTCACCATCACCCTCCACCCCGAAGCATACGAGAGGGCGATTGCTGATGCTGGCGTGCAGACGGCACTTGGAAATAAAACAAATGTATCATTGGCAAAAGGAGAATAACACATGGAACTGATAGCAAAAAAGAACAAGGCGCTCAAACAAATGGGCGAGAATGGCGATGTGGTGTACGCATTACGTGTTAGCACATATAACCCCGAAAGTTGGGAGGAAGTGGACATTGCCGAGTACAACGAGTGGAAACGCAAGCAGGAGGAAGAAGAAAAACGGATTGTCGAGCAGTACGGTATGCCATACGGAGAGGAGGTGGGCGATGTTCAGGAGTAGCGATGCCGTGCAGGGCGGATTTGTCGCCATCGTGGGAAGCATCTATGAGCAGGGTGTGGAACAAGCCGTTCCTTGGCTGATAGCGATGGTGTGTGTTGTGGTGGTTGACTTGTTCGCTGGCGTTCGTTGCGCTTGGCTAATGGGTGAGCGCATACGCTGGTCAACTGGCGTTAGGCGCACATTGAGCAAACTCATCACCTATATAAGTGCCGTGGTTTGCGCTGTGATGATTAATGTGGCGAGCAACACCGAATTAGACATTGCCAAATGGGCGTGCCTGTTCATTTGCGCCGTGGAGGGCTTTTCCGTGGCGGAGAATATCATCAAGCCACACGGCTACTCAATCAATCTGCAAGCGTTGGCAAAGAGCATCGGCAAGCGTTATGGCGTTGACACCGATGGCGTGATACGCAAAACGAGAAAGAAATAAAGTGTTTAACAATACAAGGTCGGTCGGGCAATCCATTTAATAGTAATTTTTAAAAATGATTGAGGTTATTTTAGTTAGTTGTGTTCAGTTCAGACCGACCTTTTTTAAAAGTAAAATTATGATATACAAAGTAGGAAGCCAAGGAAACGAGGTGGTGAAAATTCAGAAAGCCGTGGGCGTGAGTGCAGACGGCTTGTATGGAGCGAGGACAAAGGAATCCGTTGCGATGTGGCAGAGGGCGCACGGTTTGACGGCAGACGGCATCGTTGGTTACAAGACTTGGGTGGCGATGTTCGGTGAGGATATGCCGAGCAAGGCGGTTGCTGATGGTGTGGTCTATCTTCCGCTAAATAAGCATATCAAGATGCTACAAAACCGAGAAATCAAGTACCTTGCTATCCATTTCACCGCTGGCAGTACCTCCAAGGCTGGCAGCGCAAGGAATGTGCGTAATGTTTTCTTGAACCGTGAAGCGAGTGCCGACTTTGCAGTTGATGATGCGGAGATGGTTCAATTTAACCCCGACCTACGCAATTACTACTGCTGGGCTGTTGGTGGCGAACTCCTGAATAGCGGTGGCGGTAGGCTGTACAGCAAGGCGAGGAACAGCAACACAATCAGTATCGAAATCTGCTCAAACTGCTCACCACGCACTAACACGGCATTGAGCCGCAGCAATCACGATGGGTGGAGTTTCACCGAAAAGGAACTTGACAATGCCGTAAGGTTGGCTAAAATCTTGATGAAGAGGTTTGACATTCCGCTTGATAGGGTTGTTAGGCATTACGACATAACTGGCAAACTTTGTCCAGGCGTTATGGGTTGGAATGACGCTCCCGAAGTGTACGACAAAACAACTGGTAAAAGAATTGTCGGAGCGAGGAATAATTCAAAAGAATGGGAGAAATTCAAATTGCGGCTAATCTAAGTTAAAGCGATTTTAAGCGAGTGTTAAGCGTGGAAATGGCGTTACAGTATATTGTGGGCGTGATTTCGCACTTAAAACTTTAAGCAAGTTAAAGCGAAAAGCAAATTGTGGGCAAATAAAAAAAACGCCTATCGGACAAATGACAGGCGCAGAGCTACAAGGAGCTATATAGGAGGATTGGATAAGAGAGTTCTTTTATTCTATGCTTGTGTTAAGTTCTTTTGACAGTTTGTTGATAGCGTTATTTATTTTGCTTAATTGCGTGTCGCTTGCTTTCGCACTTCCCGATACATATTGACGAAGCAACGAAGCGTTGATGCCAGCAATTTCTGCAAACTTGGAAACATTAATCCATTTGAAGTGGGCGAAGAAAGATGGCAAGTCAAACTTGTAGGAGAATTTCAGTGCTGGAGTTTCAAGTCCGTTCTCCGTGTTGATTTCCTTGATTTCCTCGTAACTGACAAGCATATCGTCCATTGCCTCTTTTGGGGTACTTCCATATCCAGCGAGAGAGCAATTTTCAATCGTGTCGGTGGTGTGGCAGTAATAACTGCTTTTGCTTGATTTTCCAACCATTGCAGTAGTTGTTAATACGGCTTTCTTCATAAGATTGCGTTCTTTTTAATAATTGTAAAAAACAAAAGAGGTTGGTGGTTGTTACGCCACCATTTAGGATTTACTCTTTATCCAACCCTAAGACCTCCCTTGCTTTGGCTTCAATCCGTGGTGGAATCTCTTGTGACTGGTGTCGTGGTATTGCGTAACACTGATTAGTATTTGGACTGTACCACCAATCATGATTTCCACCATGTCTGCGAAGTAAGCAACCATTGCGTTTCAATAACGCAACAAATTGTCTAATTTTCATAATGAAAATGTAATTAAAAAATTTAAAGTTTTTAATTAGCTTCACTCTTGAAACCATTGCAAAGATAGCAAGAATGTTTTAAATAACATAACAATTTCGTTATAAAATTAATAACTTAAATATATTTAACATTATGGAAGATAAGGAATATACAAGATACGAGGGGTGCGCATCTGCCATTGCCGTGATACTTGCGCTTGTGGTGCTTGCGTTGGTGTGTTGCTCGTGCAAGACCAAGTACATCACCGAGACTGAATACAAGGAAGTGCCTGTTGTGATGCACGACACGGTAGCGAAAAACATTTGGCGAATTGACACCACAATCGTCAAGGATAGCGTATATTTCGCTATTAAGGGCGATACTATCTACAAGGAAAGATACAATACCTTGTGGCGCATAAAAGTGGCTCACGACACGATTAACAAGGTCGTGGAAAAGCCTGTGGAAGTCATTCACAATTCAGTCAAGACCGAAACAAAAGAGGTGAACCGTTTATACTGGTGGCAAAAGGTGCTGATGCTCATTGGTGGCGCATCGCTGATTTACTTTTTGGCGCTACTTCACAATTCACGAAAACGAAATTAATGTGTACCCGATTTGGCGATTTCGGGTACACATTGAATGAATTATCCACCCTATATGTACCCGAAATCAAGGAAATGGGTACACATTAATAATAAATAATAAGTTATGAAACGATTGATATTTCTGATTAAGTGGCTACCGTTCGCATTGGTGGTTTTAATGGTATTGCATTGTCTATTGTTGCTGTGTGGAATACACTCCAACTTCCTTGCACACAATGGCGTGTCTCCGCTTCTATATGTTGTTATGCTTGTGCTATCGTACAAGTTGGACTTCTGCTGTTTCCACCGCCTTGCGTTGCACTATGACCTTGCCGTTTGGTGCTTTTGCTGGTTGCGAGATTACGGCATACTCGATGATTTTCTCACGCCTTTGCGTGTGGTGATATTATCCGTTGGAATTGTTATTATCAGTGTTACACTAACGAGTAAGTATTATGGGAAGCGGTGTAGAGGAAATGATGGCTGTGCTTGATGAAATCAAGAGCGAGGTAACGGCTAACCCTTGCAATATGGGCGATGTGGCGATGCGTGCGATGGCTTCTGCTTTGCGAACGCTATACCGAAGCAAAGTGCCTAAACGGTACAGCAGAGAAATGGCAGCGAGGGAACTTGGCGTGAGTGTTCGCCAGTTGTCGAGGATTGTTGCCAAGAGCGGTATCACATCACACCGTGACGGATTCAAGAATGTTTACTATACCGAGGAAGATATAACGATGCTGAAATCTTTTTCATAAGTTTAAGTTAGAGTTAATTAATTGGTTGAGCAGTCGGCTTGTGAAAGTCGGCTGTTTTTTTTGTGTGAGATTTAAAAATAAGAAATAAATTCGTTATCTTTGCAATGTTCTGAAATTAATTCACTGTACTTCATTTTTTAAGAACTATTTCAGCCCTGACTTTGTCGGGGCTTTTTTTTGTCCCCAATTCGGGACAACGCATTTTTGTAACTCGCTGATAATCACTCGTGCTTACATTTGTTTTGGCACTTGTTAGGGCGCACATATTTGTATGGGTAAATTTGGTGCAAAGTTGCAACTTGACACTTATTGTTTAACCGATTTAAAAACTTACAAAAATGAGCGAATCTAAGACTTTTATTTTACCTGATGGGCAAGGTGGCGGCTCTATGATGCCACTGCTCGCATCACTTTGCCAAAAGCAGGGCGTAGACCCCAACGTGCTTCTCGCTATGAGGGGCGGCAACGGCTGGGGCGGCAACGGCATTGACATTATCGTGCTCCTGTTCCTATTCATGCTTTTCAACAACAACGGCTTCGGCTTCGGCAACCAAAACGGAAACTTGCCTAACTTAATCAACAACGATGCAGGGCGTGAATTATTGATGAGCGCAATCCAAGGTAATGGTAACGCTATCGGTCAGTTGGCTACCACATTAAACTGCAATATCAACCAAGTTAATTCGGCATTGCAAGCACTCGCAACACAACTCCAAGGCGTGGGCAATCAAGTAGGAATGAGCGGTATGCAAGTTATCAACGCCATTCAAAGCGGTAACGCACAACTCGCAAGCCAGTTGGCACAATGCTGCTGCGATAACAAGATGGCTATTTGCCAGCAGACCAACACACTTCAAAGCACTATCAACGGTGTTGGCAACGCTATGGAGCGAGGTTTCAGTGATAACGCTTTCCGTATGCAGACACTCGCTTGCGACCTCAAGACCAGTGCAAACGACAACACTCGTGCCATTCTCGGTAAACTCGACCAAATCGAGGATAGCCGAAAAGACCGAGAAATCGCATCACTTACGGCACAACTCACGGCTTCGCAATCTCGTGCAGAGCGTCAGTCGGAACTACAACCTATCTACAAGGCTTTGGCAGATATTCAAGGCAAGCAACCTAACACCGTGCCAGTTCAGTGGCCGCAAATCAAGGCGTTCCAAGAAACTCCGTTGTGCGCAAGCAGCGTGAATTATCTCTACCCCAACTTCAACGGCTGGGCATAATTGAAAGGAGGTTAGCATGGCTATTTTAAATCCTTTTACCACAGCGAATAAGCAAGGTATTCCACGCATCGAAACAAGTGGTGTGACGGTCGGCACAACGGCAGTCACATACTCGCTTCGTAACACTAATTTCGGGCGACCTTGGAACGGTTTGGTGGCTATCAAGATTGCGCAAGCCGTTCCTACTGGAACTACTGGCACACTCCCAGTGCAAATCAACAACCAGCCATTGACAGGGCTTGGAGGTAATGCAATCACCGCAAGCGACATCACTGGTGTAGGCGTGTTGCTGTGCTGGTGGGAAAGTGCCGAGAACACCTTGCAAGTGCTTAACATTGTGTAACTAATTAAATTGTATAATCATGGCTTTTCAGAATTTAAGGGTTGGGGGTAAGTTATTTATACTCCACAAAGACAACAACATACGCATCGAGGAAGCGGAAGTAACGAATATCACCATGCCGACAATGCGCTTTATGCCACAATCGGTAAATCAAGCACCGCTCTATGTGGTGGATATTGTCACCAAGGTTGGTGATGCGACCTACAACTTTCCACAGGTTCCAGCACAACTCGACATTGCCGACTACGGCAGTAACGGCAATGTGGTGATTAGCACAAATGCCGACACCATCGCCACCGAAATCTGCAACCTAAAGCGCAAGAGTGAGGAAGCCATCGCTGGCGTTGACCGCCACAAGGCGATAATCAAGCAATGCGATGATGCCTTGGCGATAATCAAACCGATAGATGCTAATATCAATGCCGAGAACGAGGCGTTGCGTAAAGAACTTGCCGAAATGCGGAAGTTGCTACTTGACTTAAAAAATGAAAAGCCACCTAAATCCAAATGATATGAGAGTAATTGAAATCAGAGAGGACAGGCTTCACTCGTTAGCGGAGAATGTGGAAAAGATGCTCCGATACGCTGGCAAGTCGATGCAGTGCATCGAGGATTTGCGTGGCGGCGAGATGATGGGCGAACGCCGTGACTATGAGCGTGACTACGACCGAGAGGAAGAACGTGGTCGTTACGCTGGCGAAATGTACGGCGACCGCAGAAGGGGAAGATACTACTAAACAACGATGCACCGCCATGCAGAAAGTGTGGCGGTGCTTTTAAATTTTTATACTATGTTACAAGAATATGATATTATACCCAAGGAAATGAGGGCATACCTGCGCAACAACGGCAGACATTTCAATAAAAAGGCTTGCGAGTGGGCTGTGAAGAATATGCGGAAATACAACGAGTCCACAAGGCGGCTGGAGCGCATTGAGCCAATGGATAAAACCACCGTTGATGAACTGTTGAAGAACAACGGAATCACCCTTGACGATGCACGAGGCTACGACTATGTGTATGTCGCCAATATGTGCAAGGCGGATTTTTACGGCACAGCCATTGAAGATGAGCGACACATGGCGTTATACATCAAGTGCGTTATTGACGATGCCGATGCCGTTAGCGGAATGGTATTCAACCGCTGGTTAGCCGACCTCGATACCAAAGGCATCGCTGTTGACTGGGAGGAATTGTTATGATTCGCCAGCGGTTCACTGTACCTCGCATCGGCTGGCGTGTGTATGTGTATTATGCAGTCGATGCCATTGATACTGATGTTATAGAGCGTCAGTTGAGGGCTATCGGCTGCAATGATGTGGAAAGGGTTTGCCGAGGAATAGGCGAGCCTAACTGCGGAGTTACCTACACCAACACAGCCAACCGAGCGAGTGTTGTTGTGATTGGCTTGACAACAAGTGCCGACGAGTTCGCCAACACCTATGACCATGAAAAAGGGCATTTGGTGAGGCATATATCACAACACTTGGGGTTAGAGCCATACGGAGAGCAAGAGCAGTATATCGCTGGATATGTTAGCCAACAGATGTTTAGCGTGGCAAAGTCTTTCCTGTGCGAGCATTGCAGGCAAAACAATAATGCGCTGGCTAATTTCATTCGGATGTTTCTTTGAACACATAATCCATAACCGCCTTGTTGGCTTCATCGGTCAGCCGCCAATCCTTTTTAATGTATATATCTGTTATAGCCGTCTTATCATCGACGTGGTTCAACGCCTGATGGACTATATACTTATCTATCTTAACATCGTTTACGGCTATCGTAGCCCAAGAGTGGCGAGCCGCATAAAACTGCAAGCGGTCTATTCCAAGGACTTTCCCTATCTGCTTCAACCCCTTATTGACGGCGGCGGTCATTGTGCCAACGGTGGAGTATTGGCGGTGGAAATTGAAAACATAATCAGACCTGTCATCCTTGTACTTCTCGAACAACGGCATCGCAATATCAGGTATCGCCACTTCCATTCTCGCATGGTCGGAGCGGCGAGTTCGTGTTTTCGCTCGCTCGTATATTATCTTTCCGTCACTAACCTGTTTACAACTGAAAAGGTCAACCAAATTCATACCTATGAGGCAAAACGAGAGTATGAAAACATCTTTTGCGAAATTGAACCTGTTGTGAATGTTTCTTATCTCCTGCTGGTACGGCAGATTTGCTATCGCCCTAATCTGCTCCACGGTCAACGCCCTTTTCTCTGGAGTGTTGTCTTTTGGCGGCGTGACGGATAAAAACGGGTTTCTTGGTATTCTGATTAAATTATTATCCTCATCGTTGTACTTATACATCGCCAACTTGTAAACCACTTGCAACTGCTGCTTGTACGAAGTCGGGGCTCTCCTTCCTCGCTTCCTGTTGCCGAGTTGCGGCTGGGCGAGAATCCAGCCAAACCAGTCCAGCAGAATTTTCTTTGTAATTGAGTTAATATCGAAGTGGTCGCTTTTAACGAATCTCGCAAACGAGTTGATGGCGCACCTCCTTAGTTTAGCCGTGCTTATCCTGCCGTCCTTTTCCAGCAGATCCGCATTTTCCCTTGTGTAAGAGATGAAGTCCAAGGCGAAGTTCTCGCTGTTGGTGTCGGAAAGAAAATCGGCAAGCTGCCGTGCGTTCATTCTTAAAGCGAGTTGGGCGTTCCTCTGATACTTTTCGAACAGTGATGCTATATATATATCTAATGTGTGTTTCAGACTGCCTTTCAGTTCCCCGTTTTTTCTTGTGTCTGATTCGCTTGCGTACCACTCGTTTTTAATGCTCGCCTCCTGACCTTGGTGGTTAAGGCGAATAACGACTTTATACTTTCCGTCCTTGCGTTTAAGGCTCTTTTTTACCATTGCTTTTATTGTTGCCATAGTGCTTGATTTTTACTCCCCATTTTCTACCCATTTTTTTCTGCCATTTTAAGCAAAAAGTGCTGAAAAGTGCTGAAATAGGGTAGGAATTTGTGGGCTTTTTTGATGATTTAATTGGTTTATTATTTGTGTTAAACCACTGGTATTCAAGTCTTTTAGTCTTTGAGCGATAGACGGGGCTCGAACCCGCGACCCTCGGCTTGGGAAGCCAACCGCTTGGCTTTGAGGGTGAGGCGGTTATGTGGTTTTTTGGGATTTCCCTACACGATTTTGTGCGGTTTTTTGCGCTCATTGGTTCACATTTATATTATTAGTGGCTTGTGTCTGCTTGTTTAGTATGTGCTGCCAAAGCGCATCGTTGCGGCGGCGTTCCTCGGCAAGCATCGCCGTGAGGCGGCTGATTTGTTCGAGCATCTTGTCTCGGTTAAGGCAAAGCGTGTTGATGTGCTGCATGTAACTTTCGCTGATTCTCTTTGACACTTCGGCAAGCATTGCCACGATTTTGTTTGTTCGGTCGATACGGAGTTCTGATTTCTCTATCAGGTTCATCAACTCCATGCAAATCTCTTTTTCGGTAATCATAATTTCAAGTTTTTTTGTCGGTAATTAATTTCTCTATTAATGTGTTGATTAGTTCCTGCTGCTTATTGCTGGCACGGCGTTGCTCGGCAAGTTCGTTTACCAATTTCTCTACTACTTCGGCGAGACCTGCACCCTGCTGAATGCTCGTGCCGTTTGCGTCACGACCCACCTTAATACTGTCGCGCCCGATGTTGATTGTCGTGGCGTTATTGGTCGCCATCATCTCGCCCTCGCCAGTTAGAAGCCAAGCCACCGATAAGCCGTAAAGGTCGTGAAATTTTTTGGCGGTCGATTTGCCAATCTGTGCTCTGCCATTTAATATAGAGTTAACGTATACTTGCGTCGTGCCAAGAGCATCACCTATCTGCTGCTGCGTAATGCCTTGCGTCTTAAAAAACTTTTTAAGTGTATCGTAAAAAAAATTATCAATCATAATTATCTGTTGAATAGGTTGTTATAAAATATAACATAATTATTTTTAAAAATATAATAGAAAATATTTGTATTATAATAAATATTGTTATAAATTTGCAATACCAAATCGGAACAAACGGGATAAACGAAGATGTTCCGAGGTTGGAATAAAACAAAAGCAACTACAAAGTAAACGAAAAATTATGAAACTTGCAAAGATAGTCAAAGCGAAATCACTTAGGGCGACGCTGCTTGCGATGCCCATAGGCGAGGAGCAGGTGATACCTCAGAGCGTGTGGCCCACCGCCTCCGTGCGCAAGAGGGCTTGCGAGCTGAAAAAGGAGGGCCACCTTTTCAAGGTGTGCAACTACAGGGTGGTGGACACATTCGTGACCAGAATCAAATAACAGTGGCAGACATGAACATCATCATCGACAGTTACGAGTTCAAGAAACTGCTCCGCGAGGCCGCGGAACTCGGTGTGGCGAACTACATCAAGACAATGCAGCCCAAGAGCGACAGCGTGTCGCAGAGGGAGGCTTTCAGGCTCTACGGAGAGTCGAGGGTGAGAGGATGGCTCCACGACAAGATGGTTACGGCAATCAAGACCGGCCACAGCGACAACTCGAGGATATGGTATTCGAGGGCTGAACTGATGGCGGCCGACACGGCCGAGCGGTACATGCTCCAAGTGGGCGAGTGACCGTGTGAACGCCGCGAGAAAGAGAACCTTGACATAGTGACAAAAAAATATGGCCCGACGAAAAGTAGGTGCAGCGAGACATAGTCGCCACGACCACCGAAAAGGCGGACGGCCAACTACAGGAAAATCCGTGGTGCTGGCTATCAAGTGCCAGCGAAGGACGGTCCCGAACAGCCACAAAGGGATAACCCGGCAAAAGGTGAACGCCGCTATACTATGGCTTGCGGCAACGGCTCGCCACGGTGATTAGAAGGAATGGAAGTTCAGTCTAATGTTTTTGCATATATTTTCCTAAGTACGGATGCCGTGTAGTTCAGCAATGTAGAACACGGAGCGCTGGATAGCCTCCGAGGTCGGTGGTGCGAGGCCACCCACGGCAGCAATCAACAACCAACAAAAAATACAGGATTATGAGGACAATAGCGAAAGGACTGATGGTAGCGGTTATGGGAGCGTGTGGATTCGTGGCCATAGGCGAGATGAACGACTGCTCGTTCACCGAGATGGTGACGATGAAACTCGTAGCGTCGGGACTGCTGCTTTACTGCGTGAAGTGCTACAAGGCCATCGGTGAACACGACACCGACGGCACACAGCATTGACACGCGCCAAGGCGGTGTAAAGGGCCATGGCAGAGTGGGCAGTTGAGGGGCTTGCCCACGCCTGAACACCGCCTTTTTTTTTGAAAAGATTTCTCTTTTACTTACATAGTTTGTAATCATAAATTTTTGCTTAGATTTTATCTGTTTTACACACGCGCGGTCTGCGAGGGATAGCGTGTGTTTCACACATGGGCAGGAAGGCGATTCCGTAGCCGCGGCGGCTATCGGGCAACACAAGAGATAAATGTACATATTCGCGATGAGACCATATATATTTAACATCTATCACACCGGGGTTCGACTCCCCTCCTGCCCGCCACATCTTCAAAATCTTTTTTTTTAGTTATAGATTATTACGTTTCTTTCAGCCCTCCAGCCTGTGAAGGTGTAGGGGGTGTTTTTTAAATGGCGTTGGGAGCAGAGGAACGCTTGCCGCCGGTGCGACAGCGACCGCCCACCATAATAAGGCACATAAGTGGAATAAATTTGTTGTTATAATTTTTTGAATTTTAGTTATCTAATAGTAACTGGTTCGACTCCAGCCAACGCCACAACTTCATTTTTTAAAACTTACTTTTTTATAAACAGGTGTAATATTTCCTAACAGAAAGGCTACTTAAAATTTTTCATGATAATGCGCGCGCGGTCTGTGACGGATAGCGCGCGCTTTTTAGGCCGCGTAGTTCAACGGACAGAACGGGGGTTTCCTAAACCCCAAATCAGGGTTCGATTCCCTGCTCGGCCACCAAGTCGGCAAAAGCGACTATAAACTTCAAAAACAAAAGCAATATGAGCAACTTGAAAGAATTTAATCTGGTGATCAGGAACCAGAACACACAGGCATATCTGCAAGATGTGCTTGGCGAGAAGAAGGAGACATTCGTGAGCAACCTCACCGCGCTTGTGAGCAACGACACCAAACTACAGGAGTGCAAACCTGTGACACTGATGTACGCCGCGCTCACGGCCACCGCGCTCGACCTTCCGCTTGACAAGAACCTCGGATTCGCGTATGTGATTCCGTACAAGAACAACCGCGAGAGGACAACGGAGGCGCAGTTCCAACTCGGAGCGAAGGGCATCAAGCAACTCGCCATCAGAAGCGGACAGTTCCTCGCCATGAACGTGACCGATGTGAGGGAGGGCGAGATCGCCGGGCGTAACCGCATGACAGGCGAAATGACATTCAACTGGATAGAGGACGACAGCGAGCGCGAGAAGGCGAAAGTGGTGGGCTACCTCGCCTACTTCAAACTCGTGAACGGATTCGAGAAGACCAAGTACATGACCGTGGAGGAAATCAAGGCGCACGCCACACGCTACTCGCAGACCTACTCCAGCAAGAACGACTATGTGCGAAAGAACAGCAAGTGGGCAACCGACTTCGACAAGATGGCCGAAAAGACCGTGATGAAACTGCTGCTCTCGAAAGACGCGCCGTTGAGCGTGGACATGCAGACAGCGTTCAGAGCCGACCAGAGCGTGCAGCGAGAGGAAGGCAAATACCTGTACAGCGACAACGGCAATGAGGCCGCCAAGAGCAAACTCACCGAACTCGCCGAGGACAACGCCGAGGGGAAGAAGGACGACGAGGCCGAATACGAGGAAGTGAACGAAACCGAAACCACGGAAAGCGAGGCGCACGATGAGAAAGTTCAATGACAACCAGCCAGAGCAGCGCACGGCAGACTGGCACAGGGCGAGGCTCGGACACTTCACCGGCAGCCAAATCGTGAAACTCATGGACAAGGGTCGCAAGAAGGGCGAGGACTTCTCCGCCACGGCAATCAGTTACATATACCAAGTGGCGAGCGAGCGGATGCTCTCGGAAAAGGTGGTGGAGGACGACGAGATGTTTTGGCTCTACCTCGACCAAGTGAGCCACACCAACCGGGCGATGCAGTGGGGAATAGACAACGAGAGCGAGGCGCGCGAACTCTACGAGAAACTGCGTGGATGCGAGGTGCGCGAACTCTCCAGCGTGGAGCACGAGAGCGTGGCGAACTACGCCGCATCGCCCGACGGGGTGGTGGAGAAATCGGACACCTGCGTGGAAATCAAATGCCCGAAACCTGAAACCGCCACACGCTACATGGCGACCATCAAGGACGGCGACACGCTCAAAATAGAGATGCCCGACTACTACTGGCAAGTGCAGGCTGAAATGGACTGCACGGTGGCGAGCGGCTGCGATTTCGTGGTTTACTGCCCATTCCTGGAGAAGCCGATGCACATCGTGAGGATAGAGCGCAACGATGAAGCGATACTTCAAATCCACGAGCGCATATCGCTTGCGGAGAAATACATAGCGGACAACATCATCAAAACGAAAAACGAATAAAAGGAAATGGAAATAACGGGAGTGATAAAAGCAATCCTGCCCGTGCAGAGCGGCACGAGCAAGAACGGAAACGGATGGCAGAAGGCGGACTTCGTGATAGAGGAGGAGGGTGGCAACTACCCCAACTCAATGGTGATAACCGCCTTCGGTGACAGAGTGGAAAAATTGAACACCGTAAGGGTGGGCGACCGTGTGACGGCACGCTTCGACACACTGGCGAGGGAGTACAACGGAAGATACTTCACCAACATCACCCTATACGACTTCGCACAGCCACAGCTGGCGCAACAGCCACAGCCACAACAGCAGGCGCAGGCGTATATGGGCGCGCCACAGCAATACAAAGCGGCACCTGCGCAACCGTACCAGCCAATGCCTGCGCAACCCATGCCACAACAGGCGATGTACGGACAGACACAGCAACAAGGGCAGCGAGGCGACGACCTGCCATTCTAAAACGAGAGACAGACCATGGTGGAGATAAGGAACAGCACAGCCGAAGCCATCATCAGACACCTGCCGAAACTGCTCGGCATGGCGCAGCCAAAGACGCTTGCCGAGCAAAACATGGTGAGGGTGCTGGCGGTGGAACTGAAACGGATCAAAAAAGCATACGAGAATGGAAGAGGAGAGAATAAATAGATTCTTTGTGGATGTAGCGTGTGATGTTGGAATTAACGCGAGCATCATATACTTTGACATCTGCTACTGGTGCGCGAAGAACCAGGAGGAGGGCGAGGGCTTCTACATGTACTCGACGATGGAGGACTTCAGCCGAAGGATGCCATACCTCACGGTGAACCAAGTGCGCACGGCACTCCAGAAACTGCGCAAGGGCGGCTACATTCAAGCCAAGACCATGACGGTTAACCACTACAGTACTAACATCGGTAAAGACTTGTGCGACAGGATTTTGGGTTTAAACCCACAAGGTGGGAAATTTCCCAATCATTTTGGGTTTAAACCCAATCATTCAAAAGAAGAAGAAGAAAAAAAAGAAAAGAACCAAAAGAAAATAAAAGAAGAAGAAGAAAAGGAAAAGGGAAGAAAAAAGGATTGTTGTTGGGGGGAAAGCGCGCAAGCGCGCACACACACGCACGAGGGAGAGAAAGAGAAGTTAATCGTGCATGTCAGAACCGACAGCATCAAACGAATTGGAGCGATGAAGTCGCTCGGCATAAGGGACGAGCAAAAGTTCTACAACTTGGCCGATGCCGTGATGTGCGAGTGGCAAGTCACCGACGACCCCGACTGGAGCTGGAAACACCTGCTCAACCACATGCGCATAAAACTCGACAAAGAGAATGAAGCTAAACGGAAAGGACGCGCTTACGACGGCGACGGCAAGAGCCGTGACGACCGCCTCGCCGAATACGAGGCTTACCTGCGCACAGAGGCAGGGAGCGAGTAGGGCCGTGGAACTGTGGCATGACGAGCGGCAGTTCATCGAGCGGTTCAGCCCAAGCAACCTCGTGAAACTCTGCGGAAAGGAAGTGGAGTGCATGGCCGCCGACACGCCTTGCGTGGCGCATGTGCGCATAGCGTGGGGAGAGCTGCTCACCACAAAATGGCTCGCCACCTTCCTGATGCGCATCAACGAGGACAGCGGAAAGCGACAGAAGATGACCATAGAGCAGATAGACGACTACGCACGCATACTCACCCACGAGTACGGCTACCTGAAACCACAGGAGTTTATGCTGTTCTTCCTGCGGTTCAAGGCAGGCTACTACGGAGAGTTCTACGACTCGGTCGATCCCAACGTGATAACCAAGTCGTTCCACCGCTTCATGGAGTGGCGGCGCGACCTGCTCGGAAAGGCGGAGGCCGAGCGCACAATGCGCCAGCGGAAGCGGCAGGAGCAGGCGGTGAACGCCGCAAAGATAACTTTCGAGGAGTACATCAGGCGCAGAAATCGCAAATACGGCACCAATAAGCCACCGTAAGGCGATGAAAGGTGCGCTGGTGTGTGATTTATCATTTCAGAAATTTAAACGGCTTAAAACGCGAATATGGAAGAAAAATTAAGAGAACTGAACTACCAACTCGACGCGCTCACCAACTCGATGGCGAACGATACACTTTTCAGCGAGGTGGTGGAGGACATGCGCCGCGAAATCAAGGAAAGGGTTTCGGCACTCGACTCGCTCGAGGGCGCGATGATAGAGAAGGGCTTCGACCAAGGCGTGCTTGACAGGGCCAAGCGGCACGGCGGCACGGCGGCTGAACTCGCAATAGCGATAGAGGTGGGGATGCGCGAGCGCACCACCGAGATAATGCAGCGCCGCTCCGAGGTGCTTGAAGAGATACTGGAACTCGAAAAGCAGCGGAGGTAACCCATGGCGAGATACAGCAATGAAAGACCGTTGAGGGTGTTCACCGCCTTCAGCGGCTACGACAGCCAGTGCCTCGCCCTCGAGCGGCTGAAAGGGAAACGCGAAGGCTTCGACTACGAACTTGTGGGCTGGAGCGAGATTGAGCCAAACGCCATCAAGGCGCACAACCTGCTGTTCCCCATGTGGGCGGACAGGAACTATGGCGACATCAGCAAGATAGACTGGGACAGCGCGCCCGACTTCGACCTTTTCACCTACAGCTCGCCTTGCACCGATTTCAGCACGGCCGGGCTGCAGAAAGGCGGCCAAGAGGGTTCATGCACACGCAGCTCCCTGCTTTGGGAGTGCCGAAAGGCGATAGTGGCCAAACGCCCCGCGTACTGCATGTTGGAGAACGTGAAGGCGTTGACGCACAAGAAGTTCATGCCGCTATTCCAGAAGTGGTGTGACGAACTCGACAGTTACGGCTACACCAACCACTGGCAGATACTCAACGCCAAGGACTACGGAGTGCCGCAGAACAGGGAGAGGGTGTTCCTCATCAGCGTGCGCAAGGACATGGCTGGTGATTTCCACTACGGCTACAAGTTCCCCAAGCCGTTTCCGCTCGAACGACACCTGGAGGACGTGCTTGAGCCCGAGTGCGACATACCACGCAGCTACTACATATCGGAAAAGAGCAAGGCCTACTTCCGTGAGCATTGCGACACCAACATGGTAAAACTGCTTGGCGATGTATAAGCACGTGAAAGTTACACTCGCCAAAAAACCGCCATTGAAACTTAATGGCAAAGGTCAAAGGTGCATAGGTGATTTCCAGTTAAAAAAGTGAATTACTACTACGATGCGAGTCCGTGTGTTACAACAAGGACTGATGCAAGTAGTGTCACTTATGTGATAATACGCAAATGACATGGCGAGGAAAGTGATTAACGGTGCCGTGTGGGGGTGGCGAGAACCCTCACGGCAAGATATTTCAAGAACTCCGTGGCCAACTTCCTTCGCCACGACGGGATGGACAACACGGGGGTGATGGTGATATATGACAGCGAGAATAGACAAAGGCAGGTGGATGCTGTGCGCATCGGCTGGGGGGGTGGCCTCGACGATAAAGACCAGCAACCACAGGGAACTGAACATAGTGGCACCGAAAGGCGGCCGTGGAGAAATGGGAGTGCTTGTGATTTATGGGAAGAAAAATAAAGATACTTCAATATCCGCGGGGCGTGAATAGAGGGGGGGTAATAGACATCGATTATTGCCCCACCATATCCACATCCTCGTTCCAGCACAACTGCTTTCTGATAGTTTATGAGAGTGAAAAGATTAGTGTTAAAGACAGAGCGGAGCGACTACGGCAAGGCTGTAAGGAGAGCCTATGAGCGAGGCGAAGTCAGTTTAAGGAGAATAGAAGTGAAGCAATACACGATAAGGCTTGACGGTGTGAGCAACACCATAACCAGCGTGCAGAAAGACAACTGGATATTATGCACAACGATATAGTGATAAATGTTGGCAACATCGCCAAGGCGAGAAGGAACTTCGACGACCCCCAGGAGGGAAGGGTGTACTGCACCAAAGGCGTGGCACCCACAATCCGCTCGGGGGAGGCTGTCCGAAAACCTCAGATAGTAATACCTGAATCTTACAATCTGAAAGTTTGAATGAAGTTTTAGTCCCTTAC